TAGAATATAAAAGCCAGAATTGTAAATTATTTCAGGATCTTAAGAAAATCTGAAGAAAAATATATATTTTTTGTATGCAAATGCAAAGTTCAAATATTTCATTGATTTTTAAATGATGGAAACCCGCATAAAATAAAGGAAAACTGCAATAAAGTAAAATTATAATTTTAGACAAAACACTTAGTTACACCAAATTTACACCAAATTATAAAAATAAGCATTTAAAAATATAATTGGAACAAATAACAAATTAATTATGGAGTTTTAATGCTATAGATTCTCTTAACCACAGGTTTATTATAATCTGTGGTTTTTCTTTTATAACCTTTACACCAAACACATGTTCGTGTTATAATATTCGAGAGGTGAAATAAAATGTACAATACAACAAACATTCCAAAAGCTACTAAGAGAGTAAACATCTCAGGAGACACACCTCCTGACATCTGGATGTCTATGTTAGATTCTTATGGTAAGCTTCAAAAATTCCACATCAGAGAACTACTCCTACAGGGTACTAGAAAAGAAACCAACTCAGCAAGACAAGAACGTGAAGTAGAATACTATAAAAGCAGAATAGAAGTGTTAGAACGATTCAACATTTCTACTAAGACAAAGATACTAAAATACATTCCATCATCTGGCACATGGTATATCTGCGGAGAATATGCAGACTTATTACGATCACAGAGTTACTTGAACAGATAAGGAGATACACAATGAGAATATACGAATACAACGAAAGCACTCAGACACTTAACACAGAGTGCGGATTATTCCATATAGGTGACACAGTACAACTTACAGAGATCGACTCTCAGACGCCTATAAAAACAACTCTATATGGGGCTAGAATTGATTCTACAGAATACGTCCTTTCATTCTTCAATGAGAAATGTGGAATGCCTTTATACTTGTCTGAGCATGAAATAGATGATATGTGTAGAGTAGAAAAATCGTAAAAAATAGGGTACACCAGAAATTGATCTGATGTACCCTTAATTTTTTATTCTTATTGTAATAAATTCCCTTGCAACAAATGATGAACACATTCTGGAATCTCTTTGTTTTCATTCTTTACCAGAAGAGTTGTATACTTTCCAAGGCTTGCGTCTTTTTGAAAAATGAAGTCAACTTCTCCATAATCATCACCATTTTTCGTTGAATTTCTTCCTGCTCGTAACGACATTGGCAAGAAGTATTCATTAATTTTTTCTCCATTAGAATCTCTGTTCTCTGTTAAGCACAAAGTAAACTCTAAGTTCGATATGCCAACTTTATAAACAACACTGGCTGTTTCCATATTCCTAAGAATACGAACCTTCGTGTTTGTTAATTCATATAATCTTTTGAGACATGATAGTTTCTTTTTAGAGACTTCAAAAGGATGTCTTGGAGAGAAATAAAACTGTTGTGTAGTTAATGTTTTTTCTCTGGCATTTTTATAAAATTTTTTTGCAAACAATCTAGTTTCTACGCCAGCAAGATGCAAAAATCTATTGACTGGGAACATCACTTCAAAATATTCATTTCCATATACATATAAAAATGCTTGGCCAGCTAGGTATTGTTCATACATGGACGCTGCCTCTATAATATCTTGTCGTATTTTATTTTTCTTTTGTGTTTTTGATGCCATATTTACCTCATACGTAAAAAAGAGTGGGACAGAAGCCACACTCTTCGATAATTCTTTATTAGAGTTTTCTGCTGGTTGTCAGCCGTGATATCCAGTTAAAATATCTTTTCGTTGCAGAAATCCTTAAGTCCCCTGCATGGACTACGACTTTACTCCTAGTCGCAAGACGTGATATCCAGTTAAAATATCTTTTCGTTGTGGAAAATTACCCTGCTCCACTTGCAGCACAACTTTTAACGATGCTCTTTCATCGAGAATATTACTATTCCTACTTTCATTATACACAAATTCAAAACAAATACAACACTTTTTGATAAAAAAATAGAGGCAGAGCCTAGTTTATTCTGCTCATATTTACCCTCTCCGCAGCAGAGAGTAACAATTCTTTATCGCTGACAAAGAAAACTAATAAAGAAAATACCGACTAATTGCCAAATTAATCATAACTGTTTCTTGTGTCTTTTCATATCCCTTAGCATTTCTTTGTATAAGACAGTTTAATCCAACCATCTTTAGTTTTACCCCAACCATTCTTAACAGCTTTGATTGTAACTGTTGTGCCTTTCTTATAAGCGTCTCTGACAATAGCAGCCGTTGTAGATGGAGACTTACGTACATTAAGAGCAGAAGCAGTTACTTTTACTTTGTATGATTTAAACTTAGAAGATGCTTTTGGTTTTACTACTGTAGAACCAGAAATGTCTGCTTTGAATTTAGCCCACTGTTTATTATTTTTTCCACACCAAGGTTCTGGGCACCGTTTTCCATTTGTGTCCCAATGACGAATAACATGACTAGCAGGGATATTATATTTTTTCATTAGTTTTTTTGTTAATGCAACAGCATTATTATATGTCTTTTTAGAAACGCCATTAGCTACACCTGCCATTTCAATACTCAGACTGTTTGCGTTTGTGCAGTTTTTATAATATTTTCCTGCCCCATTTGCTTGAGTGAAGAAACCTCCAACCGCCCATGCTATTCTGTTAACAGGAACAGATTTCCATACAATATCTTCATCATCAATAAAATAATGTGCGCCAGCAGATCTAGTGTTACCAGTAGCAAAATAATCTGCGTTATTCTTTGCACTATCTTTCTCCCCACCTGTGAAATGGATTACAATAAACTTAATAGAACTCGTGCTACGTTTACTTCCGTAGCTCACGCTCTTTGCCGTTCTTGTTTTGAATTTTAATGCCATAAATATCAAACTTCCTTTCCTTTATCTAAAAAGAGCAGTCACCATAACAGCAACTGCTCAATAACTAATTATTCAATTACTAATTACTCACTTAGCAAATTATCCAACAATGTCGTCAGATTCTTTACCTTCAGTAACATCATCTAATTCTTTTTCAAATAAATCCTTATCAACTTTTACGATCACGTCTTTTTGACCAATCTTATTCTTGATTTCCTCAGCCTCTTCAAGAGTTAATCTACCGTCTCTCAGAGCGTAAGCAATTTCATCTGCAAACTGAGCTGTCCATGTAAAACTATGATTTTTCCAATCTCCATACAGAGATGTTCCAACTACAAAAGCAATACCAACTACTTGGTTAATTACATCTTCATGTACATCAATTACTGGTTTACCTGCCGCAGTTAATCCCATATTGATCCAAGCTAACACCTGTAAAATCAGGCTCACAACAGTATGTGGTTTAACTTCACTCCAATTAATACTTGCCAAAAATTCTTTAAATTTGTTCATAATGCAATCCTCCTTTGCAATAAAAAAGACCTACAAGAATGACTCTTCATCCTTAATAGGCAATGCTTTAATTTCTTTGTACATTTTTTCTCCAACGCCATTTTGATGTAATTGGTCATGGTATACCTTATAAATAGCATTGATGTTTTCAAGCCCCGTAGGGGAAATACAACCTTTTTGCTTGTAATACCTGTGGGCTTGTTTGATTCTGTCTCTTAACATTGCAGCAACACCTTCAGATAAAGCAACGTCTATTACGCACGCATCATCTAATTTTTTAGCCAGTTCAGCTGTATGTGCAAATAGTCGTTCCATGCCTACCTTTTGGTCTGTTAATAATGCGGCTTGCTCTCTCATCATGTCTTTGATAACTTGAATATCCTTATTCTGATTGCTCAAAATCTGTGTTAGTTTCTCCAAAGTTTCTGTATGCTTATCGATCATTAAGCGTTGTTGTTCAATCACTTCTTTTTGATGTTTCTTTTCTAATGAGGCTCGTGTTTCAAACCCAAACTTTTCGTTTAATTTGGAAGTGACATCAAAAATTTTATCTGCAAACAAAAGAACCGCAAAGACAAACACTGTCAATGCAGCCCCATGTTGAGATAAAAAATTAATTATAATATTCCAATTTTCTATCATGTAATTACCTCGATTATTTTATAAAAATCACTCCTTTAAGTCTTTACCAAACATATTCTGGTTTTTCTTCTCCAAATAATAAATATCTCAACCAATCATCTGTAACAATACACACTGCACTCAGTAAAATCCATAAAATTGTATAAGGTAAGCAAATCTGCCCACACAGATTAAAAGGCATTTGAGAGTAATCCCAAATGCCTAAACCTAACCATAAATTTAAAATACAACCTGCTATGAATTCCATTACAGTAACAATCAATCCTCCGAGAATCATTTGTTTACGAAAGGGCATAAGATGGTAGAAGAAGCGACTGTTATTGATCAGTCCAATAAGAATAAAGCAAGTACCACCTAACACTCCCATTGTCCAATGTGTATATCCTCGCCAGATGATTTCAATTCCACAATAAGCAAATGCTCCAATAAGGAATAAGATAAGATATTTACATGATTTCTTTACATGCAACATTTATTCACCTTCTTTTTGATCTTCGTTCTCACTTTCATCTTTACAAATAAGCTGTAAAATCATGATGTCTCCCTCAAGAATTCCTTGACAATTCTCAATAACATCACAAACTTCGCTAAAAGTCATTCTCATCTTATGGAACTCAACCCCTGAGTTTTCCATGCTTAAAGGATTAAACTCTGCTAAGAATTTCTGTCCGTTCTCTGTGCTATTGATCTGGGCATCAGTAGTGATATCATATTTCTGTAAGAGTTTGCGTTTTTCTTCAAAATATTCCTTCAGCTCTTCTTGAATCTTTCTAATATTCTTGGCAAGCCCAGCACTTAAAGTACATGGTACTAATTCACTGTTTTTCATAAGGAATGCATAAATTGTATTTAACTGTCCTAAGATCATATCTGCCTGCATATTTGTCATTTCCATATTAATTTTCTCCTTTTCTCTGTTAAACTAATTATTCTTCAGTCGTAACTGAATCTTTTCCTGTTTCATCTGTCTTAGCAGTCGTAGTTGAATCTTTTCCCTCTGAAGGAGTAGTAGGTTCTGTTGACTGCACAGGAATTACTTCATATTTAATTTCAATCTTGTCCAATTCTTCTTTGCTAGTAGAACTGAAAATTTGCGCTTTGGTTACATTCATCTGTTGGAAATAAGGATAGATAAATGCTTTGATCATTGCTGTTAATTGCACAAATTCCTCAGCAGTGAATGTTTCACACGCACTCTTCTTACTATGCCATTCAAGAGTTACTTGCTGACCAGCAGTAGTAAGAGCTTGATATTGCATAAAGTTCAGAGCCATTTCATTCTGATCTTCTTCAGATACTCCATAAGGCTTACCATTGAATTCTACACTCTGACTTGCTAAGAACTCAGCGAGAGCAGCTTTGTTTTTCTCCTGTAAATAGTTCTTGTACTCGTCAAGAGTCAAGGTATTAATATCAACCACCTGATTGACTTTTTCATCAAGTCGTTGTACCTGTTCTACAATATTTGCTCTTGTAAGAGATACGATCAGCGCATCTTCCCATTCTCCATTTGTGTTGTTATATAATCCTTGCTGTAAAGAGATTTCTTTATAATTGTTAAAACATGTATAGGTTGCAATCTGCGCATCATCTCTGTAGATATCTAATGTTTTAAAGTTTGTAAATGCTGATTTAACCGTTTTTAGATCATCTGTGCAAACGACAAGTTTACATTCCATATCAAAAGTCATAGAATTAAACTGCATAAGATTAAATACTTTGTCGTCAGAGCTATCTAATTTAACTGTGTATACCATATGTATTTCACCTTTCTTTCTGTTTTTGAGCATACAAAAAGAGCAGTCCGAAAACTGCTCTATGTACGATCAAATTTATGTTTTATTTAGTTGTTTTTATCCGTTCTTAAAGTCCAAGCTTTGCTTCGATTGCTTGTAATCGAACTTCTAGGTCGGCTTTTTCTTGTTTGACTTTGGTAAGTTCTCTTCGTGTCTTTTGAATCATATGGGTATTTAATGCAATAAATTCTGTATAAGAAACACCATATTCCGTTTCAATATCGACCTCAACATCTTTGCCAAAACGCTTTTCAATATCTTCCTGTACAAGAGGTCTATGTGTTACTACAGCAAATTTATCAGCATCATAACCCTCGGATTCTAAGACGTCTTCTGTTTTATGAGCACCAAATCCAAAATGAGTTTTCTTACCATCATAATCTCCAATGTAATTGAACCCTATAGGATTTAGATTCATATAGAAATTTTCATATTGATCAAGAGTAGTAAAGTTTTCTTTAAGATTTTCGTCTGAAGTAGAAATGCTGTGTGATGCCCAGATAGACGAACCATAAAGTCGCAATTGTTGACTATCATCACCGACACATACACCTCCCCACGATGTTCCACGTGCAATTTGGTACCCATGCGCCCAATAAAAAGATTCGCTATCAGCACCAATGACAACTGCACCAGAACTATGCACTTCTGAGCAATAAAGCCAACCGTCCGCTACAAAATCTGTTGCATACAAATTTCGATAGCATTTGACTCCTTCTGAAACTGACATTAAATAATAGTCCCCATCAATACCAAATTTAAATCCAGTTGAATAAATTTCAACATTATTTGACGTACCTTGTATTCCTATATGTCCGTTTATTATAGAGACAGTATCTCCTTCATCTCCTAAATTTCCAGTTTCGATACTTCCTCTTATGGCGGCATTTTCTGCCCACAAAACTCCATCATACCCAACTCTAAAAGGAGCAGAATTGCTATCTTCAGCACCAGCCCAGAAAGCCTGATTTCCACCAATACCAGATGCATTACTTCCGCTGTTTGTCATCAGATATGTTGACGTAATATCATAGCGACCAATCTTACCATTCGTAGCAGTAATTGTTCCCGTAATATCTGCATCTGTGGCAGTTAATTTACCAGTGTGACCAACCTTAAATACGGCACTATTTCCGTTATCATTGCTTGTTGCACCCGCCCAGAAAGCATAAGCACTTCCGTACTTACCAATACCTGTATATTTACCAGATCCTGTCGTATACATCTTATTGCTAATTATAGTCCATCCCGCAATACTACCATTCGTAGCTGTAATCTCACCACTCAGGTTCGCATTCTTGGCAATCAAATTACCATTTGAATCCCAACTCAAATTAGGACTTGTAAAGCTACCATCACCCAGATTTAAGAATGATCCCTGCGTACCACCAGAAGAGATGTAGTTATGAGATTTAATGGCATCTGTTGCGATTTTATCGGCTGTAATGGAGCCTGCCAAAATTTGATTACCAGTGATAGTGTCAGCTTTAACACTCCCACCATCTATAATGGTTTCTTTATCGAGTATGTAAGTACCAGGCTCATTTGAAATAGAATCAACTTCTTCCAACATAATGCAATCTACCCATACATTAAAAGTTTGAGGCACATTAGAACTGCTTGGCTTCCCCCAAATAAGAGGAACTACAGACCAGTATAATCCAGTTGCATTATCTGCGACTTTTATTGCACAAACAGCTCGTTGCCAATCCGTACTTAGATTAACACCAGTAGAACTTCCTGGTAATTTTCTCGGATCAATGTTAGATAGATAAAGTCCATTTGTTTTAGTGTCTGGGGTATCATGTCCCTGAATATCTATCATGAACATTCCCGTAGTAGAATCTGATTTTACATAACAAGAAAGTATGTATTGTTTGCCTGCTTGTATTTTTACACAACCGTAATTATTTGTAGAACTTCCTAAATACAATGGTGTTGTACTTGAGTTTAAATTTGCAGTAGTATAACTAATTTTAAGAGACTTATCTCCATCATAAGATACCGAACTATCAATGCCAACAGAAGTTACACCGTTATCTTTTGCGTAGCATATAGCATCTTCTTGTGAGGCAACATTTTCAAAACTAGAGTAATCTAGATTATATAGATTCTTTCTGCCATCTCCTTTAGCAGTATTCATAAAGCTTACAATACCATCAAGATTAATGTTTGTTGATACAAGATTCATGAATTTATCAGTAATTTCAAAATTACTTGCGCTTGTCCCACTTTTGACAATCCAACTGAATTTATTAGCGGTCTGATTAGCAATAGTTTCTACATTTACGATCTTTCCATTTACATCTTCTGGTGCTAATGTGAAAGGCGTGGCAGAAGTACCACGTTCGATCTTTAGGCAGATTTGTGAAATGTCGGAAGGTGTGATAGCTGTAGAGCCAGAACCCCAACGAAGAATGATTGCCATGTATTTTGCGTCACCACAGTTGATTATTTTGGGACTTGTTAGTGATTGCCACGTATCGCCATGTGAAATTGATTTTTTATTTATATCAAACAAAACATAATAGAAGTTCAATTCTTCTTTGGATGAATTTGTAGAAGTGCCAGCAGAAATAGTGATGTTACCAGACACAGGAAATACATCTTTCGTGCGTAAACGTGATACCAGAGTTGATTTTAGAGAACCGTATGCTAAATTAGCGGTATAATTAATTGATCCTTGTTCCCAATTAGAAGGAAGATTACTTACTAAGTTCTGACCATTAATTTCATTGTCTTCAGGAGCTGGAGTGTAATCTGTGGCTTTTGTTCCACGCTCAAGTTTAGGACATGCATAATAAACCTTATCGTCTCCAGACATAGAAGCTGTTTCTTCGAATCCAATTTCGGTCATATATGTATCAGTTGCCAACATATTTTTTGTAACTGTAAATGTGACAGAATATCTTGTCCAACTTGTACCAACATTAAAAGCCGAACCATTGAACCAATAAGCATTTGCCTTCCCTTTGAATCGGTACGAACAGTTAATGCTTTTTCCAGATGCGTTATTTGTTTTGGCGTATAGGGAGTATGTCAGTGTATCTCCAACTTTAACTAACCCTCTATCAATAACATGTGATTTGAACAAGCATACCAACCTTCCCCATTGATTTTTAACCGACCATACAGGGCATCCGTTAAATGTTTCGACTTCATCTGTTAACCAACCAACGTCATAATAATCTTTATGTGCTCTAATAGTTTGAGAATACAGCAATAAATTCCTGCCACCAATTTCCAATCCATTAAAATCATCCTTAGTCACATAAGTCTGACCAACAGTAGTTTTAAATCCATTCATTGTTTGCTTAAAATCACTGTAGTCATTCTTAAAACTTGTGAAGTTCTCACCATTGTCACCAATTACACTTGTGACCTTACTGACTTTCGTACTAATACCCTTAATATTAGTCGTGTTTTCCACCAACTGATTTGTAATGTGAGACTGTCTAGCAACAGGAGTACCGTAGTAACAGTTCATGAGTTGACATTCTGAGATGGCAGAAATAGTTGTACCTAACTTAAATCCTTCTGTAGAAGCACCTTCATTTACAACAACCTCAATGCAGTTCCATCCTTTTACGAAGCCTAACGTCAAAGATTCACCTTTGTTATTGTACGCATCACTACCGCCAATCAATTTACCATTCAGATAAATATGTGCTCCATCATCATGTGCAAATGTAATTGCAACACTTTTGGCAGCAGAGAATTTTGCAAATGTAAGGGCATAGCCAATATAATTGTTGTCATAATTCCAAGCAATACTTAAATCCGTATCATTAATTAACACACTCTGACTAGGCGTAAGATTTGTATTCTTAGCAAATACATCCATTGTACTCTTGCCTTGATATTCGCTTGCAAACAAACTTTTAGGATAAATCTCATATCTCCACTTATTCAGTCCTTCATTTGCTTTATTAATATCGCCTTTAACCAAGTTCAAATCTTGCTCATAAGTAGTCTTTTCCACTCTTTGCTCAATAGCTTGCTTGTTTTTATCCACCTTTAAACTCACGTCAGAGATCTCTGATTTGGTAGATAAAATCGCTGTTTGAAGATCCTCTGGAGCAGTAGAATAACCTGTTGCAGAAGAGCCTTTTTCAAGTTTAAACTCAGAAAACCAAACAGTTCCAGCTGTTAAAAGCTTAAAGATAATGGTTATACTATATGCACTTGTTGCTTGATGTAATTTGATTTCATACTTTTGCCAATTGGTTGTAAGTGTTCTTGTAGTATCCGCACCATAGGCATCATATCCCCATCTAACAATAAAATCAGTCGTAACACTCGCCTTTGCGTAAAATGATAATGTATAATTTTGATTTTTGGAATGAAGATTGTCAGAAGTCCTTTCAGAAATACCCCATGCAAACCATTCGAGGTCATTACTTGAATTCTTATCGCCATTGGCGGCACTAACAGTCTTTAACGTGTTGAACCCATTATGCTTTGTTGAAGTGTCAATTGAAGCAACAAGATTCGTTCCTCTAGTATGTAACCCCCAACTATTCGTTGTTCCAGTAATGGCTTCATCAGTCTTAGCAAAATTACTATTCCAAAGCAAATTCCTACCATCACCAATATCACTCACATCATAAATCTTAGCAATACTACAAGTATCATAAAAACTACTATCGTTGGCAACGGCTCTGAAAGTGACCATAGTTACAGCATCACTGTATAAACTACTATCTTTGCTAACAGTCAACACATTATTACTGACCGTCAAGCCTTTCTGTCCACTCACAACATCAGCGAAGCTAACTCCACCATCAATAGAATACTGCCATTTACCAAAGCTGATTTCTCCTTGAATAGTAGGTTTGATTGTAATTGTGTTTGGTGCGAATGTCTTACCACCGTCTGTAGACTTAAAGTATTGAGATGAAGGTGTGATAGAGAGGTTTTTGGCGAGAGTTTCTTCATATGTTGTGCACCATGGAGAAGGTTTGTCACCTTCTTCAACTTTAGGAGAAGAAATATAGAAAATATCTCCAACTGACATATTATCGTTATAGTAGAAAGAAATAGCAGAAGCTGAAGAAGTAGAAGTAACATCTTTATTTGCCACACCTGTAACTACATACTGTTGCCATTCAGTAGATAATGTAGGGTTTACATATGTTTTATTATCTAAGAACTCAGCATTAATAACACCAGTGCTTTTAATTGAGCTACATTTGCACCATACAGAAACAGTGTAAGTTTTACCTTGTTTGATGTCACCCTCTTTAATATATTTACCTGTTTGAATAAATTTACCACCAGTACCTTGAACAGTATAAGTGATTTTTTCTGCTTGTCCGCTAGGAGTTGTCTTGTCTTCAATTGATTCTACTGTAGCAGTGTAGGTTCCTGCACCACCAAGAACTTGTTTTGACAAATCACCAGAATATTTTAACAAATTCCAATGGAATCCAGCCCCATCTTCACCATCCTGACCATCAGCTCCATTATCAATTAAACCATAGCTTGTACAAGTCAGACTATAATTACTTGGAATGGCAGTAATACTTGTAAAGATTAAACAGTCAGAGCCTTTTGTAGTGTTCTTAACTCTTAATAATACATTGTCTCCAACTTTCAGTCCTGTTGTAGCGTCTGTGGTACCCCAAGTTCTTGAATATCCAGAAGCAGAGAATGTATCAATATCATTTTGAGTGTATTTATAACCCGTCCTAATAATCTTTGTACTCGTTCCCTTATCCCCATATACACCAATAACATTAGGTGTGCTAATAGGTTCACTCGTACCATCTGAATATTTAGTCTGATAACAATTCCATAAATATTTTTTATCCGCAGTGAGTTTTTGGGTTGTAATGTCTGTACTCCAACCAGAAGTAGAAGAAGTTACTCCAGAGGCTTGAGATGTTGCTAGGTAGTATTGAACTGTTTCTACAACGCCTTTTCCTTCGATATCTGATTGAGATGGACTCCAAGGAGTGTCGATATCTCCTTCAATTAGTTTGAGATTTTTGATGATAGAATAACCTACCTTACTTAAAGCATTTCTGCCTAGATATAGAATTTCGTTTGTAGGTGTTGTTTTTAAATCGTTCGTAGTTAAAACTACTGAGATGTGTTGCCACGTTTCATTCCCAATTATATTGTTTACAACGACAGTATTAGTGCAAAAATTACTTACATCTCCTTTACATATAGAGTGACTTATAGCTCCTGATCTGTTTGCTTTAATATCGTAACTTAATGTATATTTTGTAGATGGTTTCAGTTGTTTCAACATCTTAATATCTTTAAACAAAACATAAGACCAATTTGATGTAGATATACCCTCAGTACAAATTAGTTTTACAGCATTGATATTATCTTCTGTAATGAAATCTTCAACAGAATATTTTCCGCCAGAAGACTCTGTTCTCCAATGTTTTTTACCACAATTTGTTTCACTTAACATATTCCAAGCAAAGTTGCTTCCATTCTCCCCTTTAACACCTTGAGGTCCTTGTTTCCCACAACTCCAAGAAAACTGTTTCTTAACAGTCTGCCCATCAAGCGTAATAGGAATCTCAATTACTCCTGCATCGGCACCGATAGTAGTACCAGCACTCACACTAAATGTAACTCTTTTACTGTTTTTACTGACAGTAATCCCACTGCCAGAAGTAATATTTCCAATCGTGTAATCAGTCCGCTCCTGACTACCACGAATAACAATAATGTCTGTATAGTAACTTTGTGCGGAAGTTACTTTTCTATTTGAATCTGTAGCAAATTGCTGTGCTTCGTTTGTTAACATGACTGTAAATGGTTCTGTCATATTAGCAACAGTAATCTCACCATAGCCTAAAGTTTTACCCATTCAAATATTTCCTCCTTAACGATAATTAGGCGTACATTAAAAAAGACAATAATGTACGCCCTGACATTATTGCCTATTCACTATCATCAACAACTTCACAGCCGAAAATCATTTTCCCATTTACAACAGATGAATCTAAGAAAATTGCTTTCCCAGATGCATAATTAGAAGCTGTGTCCAATTCCACCCCTTTTTTATCTCTTCGAGTCCAGTTGTAAGTATATTTTGGAAGATCGTTACCAGTAGCCGCTGACCAAGCTGTTCCATTATATTTCATTAAAGTAACTGTTTTAGCAGAAGCATCTACCTTATAATAAAAATCCCCACTCGCAGGCTTTGTAGGAGCAGAAGTAGAGAATGTTGTAGATTTCAATGTATCAATTTCTTTTCCGTTTCTTGTAACGATTACATATAAAGCGCCTGCACCCTGTCCATTAATCAATTGATCCCCTAAAGAACTCAATACATTAATTGAACATGGGTCACTCTGATCAATAACACTGACATATGCAGAATATGTCTTACTACTATAAACAGCATTACATCTGAACGAAGCAACAGAATCTACCATGCTGGGCGTTACTGTTAAATTCGCAGATGTAGCACTTGCGATATTTTGGTAAGCTCCGCTAACATATTTACTCCATTGATATGTAACACCAGAAGTTACAGTGGTTGTACCATTTGTTAATGTTGTTTGTAATAAAACCGTGTTGCTATCATTGATAATATGATTTCCGTTAGGTGCATAAGCTTGGAATAATATAGCATTTACACCATTTGTGGCTTTCGTATTTTTGCTCCAATTAAATTTGTGTGTAGCTGTTAATCCTTCTGCAACTATAGAAATAGTAATATCTCCACTCATGGCATTTGCTAAAGAAGCTCCATTCGCAACAGTTAAAATAATTGATCCTTCGGCAGAAGCAGTTGCATCTGTATTGGATTTTACAGTTATTCCACTTGGTAATGTTCCTACAGTAGCTTTACCTGCGATTCTTGTCGTTCCTTTATAGCAAGAGTATGGAATTGTAATATCTTTAGCTGCACTGGCAGTTCCATTAGGGTTGCAAGGAATTACTTCGCTGTAATTTCCAAGAACTGTACTTACAGCAGAAGTACCGTTTGTACCATTTGTACCATTTTTACCATCAGCAATAATTGTTACGGTCTGAGTATCCAATAATGTAGTTGTACCACCAGAAGCATATAATTCTGCTTTGATTGTCTTAATACTCGTACTAGAAGGTGTATAGTCAACACTGGTCTGATCAGAACTTGATGTGTATTTCACTGTATATGTATTTCCATCTGTGCTTTCAGAAATCTTAAATCTTCCAGAATAAGCTGTAGCAGCTGTAGTATTTCCAATTCTCTTATAGGCACTGAACTTAGCCTGTGCTGGACTAAGTACATTAGAAGCATTTAGTTTAAGAATATTACTTTCAGCTGTTACCTGATAAATAGTTGCATCACTACCAGATCTGTCTTTATTTAAAGAAAATCTTTTTGTAATATTTGCCTGACCTGATTTAGTACATACAAATTCAACATAGCCAGAATCAACAGTAATTCCTGTAACAGTATATTTTCTTGTGTCTCCATCCCATGTACCTGTGATACCATTACTTGGAGTAGCTTTGATAGTCCAGTTTGCTGAGTCGTCAACTCCACCTTTGTAGATAGTAATTGTAGTATCAGCACCTGTAAGAGATGAACTATATAATCCGCCATTGGCGTTACAAGGCACAGATTGTGTATCATTACTTAATACACAACTATAAACATCCTTACCTGCCGCTCCGTCCCTTAACTTAACAATCTGATGAATATCATAAACATTATCATCATTTGTAAGTAATTTAATAACTGCCACATCATTTACAAACACTGCATCATTGTGATTTACAGTAAGAGTAGTAGTTGTGCCAGCGCTAGGATAGGCAGCGAATGTTCCATCAGATTTCTTATACTGCCACTGTTTTACAGAAGTATTTGTTAACACAGCAGTTAATGTAATAGAAGAAGCAGAAGTAATTGCTCCATCTCCATTGTATTTAAATGTTGTATCTCCAGTAATGCTACAGTCGGATAATTCAGTAGCTTGTTTCACCAGAGTAAAGGACATCTGACATCTTGTTTCTGCTTTAATTTGTGTATCTGGATCAGTATAAACGATACTACAAATATAGGTGATCATTTCTGAACTATTCGGCACTAACATACTTTTGCTAACACTTAACACTCCACTAGATACACTTTCTCCTGTGACAATATTTGTAGATGCTGCTGATCCAACTTTTCTCTGCCAAGTAATGCTTAGCCCAGTCTGAGTTAATGACACCTGTTTATTATCAATAAAAATGACTGGCGTAAGTACCAATTTACTTGCTGACCAGTCAGGATTATATTTTGTAGTTGCATTGGGATCGTATGATACAAAATTTGGTTGGTTCGATGTCACATATGCTTGTATCTGCTTCCCATCTGTTAAGTCTGTAATTGTAATCTCGCCATAGGCAAGCACTTTTCCCATATAATTTTCCTCCTTAATTTAAAGTAGTTGCCAATGTTTCTCCATCAACAACAAAAGAGCAACCAAAAGTCGCTCCATTCATAATATCTTGTCTATTTACAACAACACTTTTCATACCAGAGTGCTGTTCATTCCAATAAGTATCTCCATCTGTGTCAGACGATTTTCTACACCATTCAAAGTGATTTTCTGACCATTCGCTTGTTACATCTGTACCATTTTTTGTTAATGTGATACTCAATGTAGATGTTCCGTCCACACCAAGCCTTGCTCCTGTAGAAGAAGTAAGAATGATATTATAACCCATCTCATTCATTTGAGAATCAAAATTATCCAATGTACTATTTACACTTTCCTTAAATGTCGTATACTCAGCTCCCCACAAACCGCCTTTGCCATCATAAATCTGTGTGATATCAACTCCGCCTTGTGCGTTCGCTTCAACGATAGGAAAGTTTAGCTTATCTTTAGATATAGATTTATCTCCAAGCATATTGTTTACAATCAATCCATCAGCAATCGCATCCTTAGTAATACCTTGACTTGTCATGATCGTTGCACCTTTATCGTCTTTGATAATAATGCTAGGATTTTTGTTTGTATCATAACCAATTTGAATTCCAACATTGCCTTCAGTGTCTAAGAATTGCATGGCAGACCCGTTCATTATAAAATTGCCGTTCTCAGATAAGATTCGCATTGTATCAGAGATTGTAATATCGCCTGCGGCTAAGTCACCGATTGTCATTTTCCCTGCGATACCATTAATGATCCATGCAGAATCAAACTTAGCATTTGCTGAGGAAAGGTTGAATACGATACCTGTTTCTGTAGAAGAAGCACCGATGATTGCAGAGTTAATATTGGCAACGTCTGTATTTAACTTTTTAATATCAGCTGAATTAGCAGCAATATATTCTGAGTTAATATATTTGCTAAACAACTCATTAAACTCAGCTTTGTCGCCAGTGATATTCCCGACATTAATTACTTTATAATTCAGATAATCTCCAAACAGTTTGTTGATCGTTCCTTGATCGCTCAACACATTTTGTACGCTATTGTTCACTGCATTTCCAAACAAAGAACTGTTCGTCATTCTCTGAAGCATATTAGTCATATACTCAACAGAATCTTTAGAGTCGCCTGTTCCGACAGAAATACTATTTTTCTGCGAAGCAGCAGTATCGTCAAACAGATAAGAGAAATCATCCCTACCTGTTAGACTCGTGATCATGTTAGTATACGTCACACTAATTTCCGAACTTTTTGTGCAAGGATTATATGCAACTGTCAATAATCTTAACTTAACTGCATAATCATCACGCAAGCCAACTCGAATAAAGTTACCGACCGTAAACTGATTATGCCAACCTTGTTTATTATCTGAATTTACGTCTGCATATTCATTTAATGAAAGAATGTTATCGAGAGAAGTCTCAATCTGATATTGTGGTTGAGAAGTTTCAGAGATACGTTTTAATCCATCTTGATATAATTCTTCGCAATGTTCGTAAGATGTGATTGCGTCATCAAGAGAAGTAGTAAAGATATTATTGTTTGTATAATCTCCCATACGAACAATATTCATGACAGCAGTATATTCTTTATCTGTCAATCCAAATTGCGGATCATTGAGTTCGGAATGAGTATTCATATCTGTCATTACATCGTCATATGGTTTCTTCTTAGTTTCAAGTTCATCAACCTGTGCATTTAACTCTTTTAATTTATATAAAAGTGAACCTTCTGTATTTTCATCTCCAAGCCAATTTTTGTACTTAATAAAATTCTTATGGAATACATTATAGGTTTTTTCATCCTTTACACCAGCTTTGCTAATCTCTTCATCAGTAAGGTCTTTCCATTCTTTTTGATATGCAGCGAGAATATCCATAATCTGTTTCTTATATTCATCACGCATACCTTCAAGTTCTTTGATTCCATATAAATCCCAATTTGATTCAAATTCATCATTGTAATCAATCTTCTTATCATCGGCTAAATGCAAGTTTTGAATTGCCACCTTAATATTTGGAATAATATAATCTCTTAATTCTTGATATGTATAATATCCTTTGTTGCTTTCTTTTAACAAAGCAAGATATTTTTCATGATCAACTTCGCCAGAAGGAGTAGTCCAAGGTTTATAGACACGATTCTGAATATCATCTGGTTTATCCCATTTTGTATAATTTCCGCTTGAATCTTTCTCATGATCATCTCTTGTATCTACACTGACTTGTATTGTAGTAAGCATCTGCTCATACATTTTTAGAGTTTTTTCAAGAGTTTCTTGATCCATTGTTTTATATTGAGCAATCTGGATTCCATCATTTGGCACACGATAATTAATCTCATCAATCTTTGCTTGATATTCCGCAGACTTCTTTCCATTCTCAATATATTTAGCATGGTTATCAATTTGCCACTTTTGCCATATTTTGACCTTATCAATAGTTTCTTGAGGAAAATAGTTTGTAGTCAAATAATAATCAAGATTATAAATCTGACTTCGACCATAATTGACTCTCGTAATATCTAACTCTTCATCGCCTTGAATTGTCAGAGCATTATACGTTGTATCTGCCTGCGGAGTCATTTTGAGCATATTAAGTGCGTTACGCCATCCAATGAAGATATTCGTGTCTTTTCCTATGTTTTCTTTTGCATATGCACTTACTGTTCTATTGATTGTATCGAAATAAAATACGCATTTTACAACATTGGCTACAGTTGTGTTAAGGAACGCATAAGCGTTGGTATTATCTGCCTCAAACGAATATTTTTCATTCTTTATTGCAGGATCGATATAACCGACACTCCATCCTGGAACTCTGTCTAATACTAAATGCATGAGCGATAATTCGTGGTTTCTATCGTTGCAGAATGTGATATATTCTTTCGCATAACCCATATCGTCTACATTATTTGTAGCCAACATTTCCATAGAATCGGTTGTACCTTTGTTGAAAGACAAACCTTTCATATCTTTATCTTCAAAGGTTTTTTCATCAGAATATGCTTCACATGCCTTGTATTCATATCTGCCATTATCATTCTGTAAAGTAGGCTCTTGAAGCTGAAAATAGTCAAGCCCTTCAAGATAAATCGTCATGTGGTCTTTTAATTTCTCATAGCCAGCAGATTCAACGTACTCACCATCAATATCTATATATCTGTCTACATTAAATGTAAGATGGTTAAAGTCTTTTAGTTGCTGTTCGTATTCCACACTGTTGATCTGTACTCCATTTAAAGCACAGATAACAGTTCTGTCAGGACGGCATAAATAAATTTTTGAATTGTGTTTAATCATAACAGATCACCGATCCGTTTCTGTGGCACATCAAACTCAATTTTATAAGTACACGCACCTGTAATACTTACAATATTGTATCCATCATGAAGTTTGAGCCATGAAATATTTCCAACATCAGCCCATCCAATATCTTCAAAATTAGTCAGTCCCGTTACTGTTCCGTCTGTTACCATACAATGCTTGCAATCAATACATACTGGCAAAGTAGGTCTACACAACACTGACATAGAGTTTTCATCACGTACTTCGATTGTTACTGTTTGACTTGTTTGAGAAGTGATCGTTACCTTTGGATAAATCTCATATTCCGTATCGTCACTATCTACAAAGATGTTTGTTGAGAATTTATTGCTTGTTGCGACTTCCCCAGAAATCTCATAGTGTTTCCATATAAATGGTGTGTCACAAACGAAACTGCATTGAACTGCATCAAGCTGCCCAAGTTTGCATGTGATCATTTTCCATCCAATATTCTGAAAGATTCCTCTGTAAATGACAGTTTCTTTATCATCTGCAATTCCTGTCAATGGTTTTACAAGAGTAGGAGAAGTCAGCCATTTATTGATCTTTCTCTGCTCTGAATTTGTAAATCCATGTCCGTTTTCTTTTACGAGGTAAAATTCATATGTGCTCTCATCAGAATACATTGCACCATAATGATTTGTCTCCTGACGTAACATTGTTTTTTCACCTTTAACAATCTCTCGTGAAAATCCCGTGATGTCATTTGTCACATCAAACTGCACGACCATCAGAGGTGTATCTAAGATTGTTTTTGTAGATTGTCCATTATATTCAAATGACAACATATATGTAATCTCCTTTCTGTATAAATTTTTGCATAAAAATAACAGGCAAGAGTGCGTATTTCTACGCACCGCTCAACCTGTTTCTTCCTTATTATATAAGGTTTAAACTGGACGTTTGCGACCAACGATTTTAGCCATGTCACGAGTAACTTTTTGAGAAGTATATTTATAAGATTCATTAACGATTCTTTGAAGTTCTTCGTCAGATACTCCAGAAGGAACATTAATTGCACCAATAGCTTCGCCAAAATTGACATTGATTTCCGTTGTTCCAATTCCATCCATAGTCATTCCGTTCAGTGTATGTCCATTTGCTAAGGCATTTAATACCTTATCTTGTCTTACTTTGTTTGCCAGATTAACAACATCGACAGTAGCAACCTCCTCACCTACTGCGAGAGAAGCGAGACCATCATCTCCGTTCTTATGCACAGATTTAACTAATCCACCTTGTGCATAGCCTGTGACATTGCTATCTGTCAGTCCAAGATCGCTTGGTTTGACACCATAATGTCCCAAGATGGTAGTAATCGTACTATCAATTTTTGCACCCTCTGAACTGATTGTTCCAGATAAAGATGTAAACGTCTCTTCGATCTTATCAACAGAAGAAGATAACTCCTTACAGTATTTCTCATAATCGTCATTCAGCTGTGTACTTAACTTATCAAGTCCGTCAATCTGAAGATTATAAATATGATCTTTTACTGTATCATCAAGTGCATCTTGTTTCTCTTGGAGTTCTGCTTCAAGACGTGCTTTCTTACTCTTCGATGCTGCATCAGCCACCCCATTAAGTGCATTTATCTGTGATTTTAGTATCTGAATATCCTTGTTAGAGGACTTTAATTGCTTGTCATATGTATAATAGTCATTAGATTTTTTTATAGCCTCAGAATATGCTGAAATAGTTTTGTTAATCGCATCCAATTTCTGCTTTGCGTTATTCTTCAGAATAGTTGTCACACTATCTTCGGCAGACTTAATACTCTTAACTGCGTCCGCAATATCTTGATCACTCTTCTGAATTGCATCAGCCCATTCTGTGTCAGAATATTCATCACGATGTTCAGCCATTTTGGCACGTTCTTGCATCAATTGATTTAATTCTTCTTTTTCAGATTTGACATTAGCAATATTTGTTGCAATGGCAGCAGTACCATAATCAGTCAGATTTCCGTCATCATCGAACATTGCATCTTCATCAATCAAAGAAGATATTGTTGTAAGTGAATTTTGTAAATTCTGAGCCGCTTTAATAACACGTTCAAAACCACGATAATAAATATCGTCACGCATACTATTTTTAAGTTCTTCGTTAGAGGCTCTTAAATCATCTGCGCTACCTTTACAAGCATTGATTTCATTTTGCATCTGCATCCATTCTTGAGAACCATATTTAATAGAACCATCGTTCAATTTGTTATTTAGGTTCTCTTGCATTTTTGCAGCTTCTTCATCAATGATCTGTGCTTGTCTCTCATTGGCATCAATCTGATTCTGGTAGTCAGAACTATCAAGGTCTTGACCTTTTGATTGTTTCAACTTTGCGGCAGAAGAAGCATTGCTACTATTTGTAGCTTCCATATTTGCTTTCGCATCATAATACGCTTTAATATTAGCCTGAGATTGTACGGCAGCATTTGTCTGTTCAGCAGCCCAATCCGCAGCAGCATCATTCGCATTTTTATTTGCAGTTGCTAAAGCATTTGTAGCATCCGCTTCATTTTGTTTAGCCTGTGCTAATTTATTAGAAGCGTCTTTTGCTTTTTTGACTTGTGCATTATATGCTTTGAGCTGTTTTAATAAAGTCTTATCTTTAATTCCTTTTAAAGAAACCTCTTTTCCAGACTTAATTGCGTTTTTCTGAGAGTTAGATAATTTCTTAGCCCGTTTGGTCTTCAGAATACTACTACCCTTGGTCTTAACTGCACTATCAGCTTTATTCTTATTAGCTTGTGCATTTTCACGTTCTTTCTGATATTTAGCTTGGTTCTTACTAGCTTCTCTTACAGCAGTCTGACTATTTTCGTACTGTTTCTTCTTATTTTTGACTTGATTGTCCAACACGTCATTCTGGTATGCGTAAGCAGGCTGACCTGCATAATTGCTGGCGATTGCTTGTTCTTTAGTAACATTATCTAAATATACCTGTGCATCGTATAATGCACTATTGGCACTAGACAGATTTGCACTTGTCTTGGCAGCAGAAGATTTTGCAGATTTCGTACTCTTAACGGCTTTATTGTAAGCAGTAACTTTTTTCTTCGCAGACCCTTTGAGACCCTTAGTAGAAATTGTCTTACCTGCTTTAATGCTTTTGTTAAGAGACGCTTTCTTTTTCTTAGATAATCCAGACTTATTGACCGCTTTTGTAGCAGATTTCGCCTTGGATTTCTGACTCTTTGTCGCTTTTGAAACCTTCTTTTGTGCTGTTTTATTAGCAGAAGAGGCACGACTCTGAGTAGATTTTGCAGAAGAAACATTAGATTGCGCTTCGGATAACTGATCGTTTGACGTTTGAACTAATCGTGCAACACCAGACTCTCCCGTAGATGCAGCAGAAGAACGATTAGATAATGTATCATAGGAGTTTTGTAGGTTTTCAATTGCTTTCTGTGCCTTTTCAGTAGGCATATTCAACCATTGATTGAATAAATCACGCTGAGTGTTCTTTAACTGTTGAGCAGCAGAATTAGCTTGAAGGTACTTCTCATATAAATTCTGATAGGACTCCACAGCAGAACGCATGTTATCATTCTTGATAGTATTGATATTCATACTACCGTTACGCACACGTTCAAAGTATGTCCGTAATCGTTTCTGATTCTTCTTCTTAGAACTGTTCTTTGTCTTAGGAACTGTCTTAATTGCCTTACTTGCAAATGAACTTGCCTCAGATTTATATTTCTTAGCTGCTTGCTGATTTACAGAAATTTCTTTGCCAGTTGATTTATATTGATTCCAAAGTGCGCTTTGCTTAACCTCTGGTTTTACATAATCATTGATCATATTAGCAAATTTTTCTGTAGCAGTTGCAGCTCGATCAATAGCGATTGCAATAAAGTCAAATTGTTTACCCATGTTGTCAAGCAATATGGCAAATTTTGACTTTTTCTTTGTACTCTTATCTGTAGCTTTGCTGTCTTTCTTTTTAGAATCTGTGTTCTTTTTCGTTGCTTCCGTATTCTTTTTAGTGGATTCTGTATGCTTTTTGGTAGAGGAAGAACCAGATTTCTCAGCGATACCACCACGCCATCCACCAGAAGCTGTCGCAGACTGACCAGAAGAAAGAGCAGTACCATGTGCAAATGCTGACATGCCACCTTTAATAGAAGCACGACTATTTGTAGACCCTTTTGAAAGTAAATCTGCTGTCTGCTGATGATTAAAAACTATATCTCCCCTACGTATATCAGTGAACTCCGCCCCATTATCTCCCGTAGTAAACCATTTATTACCACGGACGACTAATTCTGGCGCAACTTCCCCTGTTAAAGATAATCCAGAGAATTTAGCACCTAATGTTCCACTCGCTAATGCACGTCTACTATTTGTAATTCTTGGTATAGTACCATGAGCAAAAGCAGCAGTACCGTGGGCAACGCCACCACCTTTAGCAGGTTTGCCACTTTGGCTATAATTTACAGATACATTAACAGATTTATCATGTAAGCCATTGATCGCTGATTTTGCAGCTTCAACATCATGTAATCCACTTGTATTGATGGTAACTTTTGGAGTCGGATGCATCTTACCTAATGCATTCAACTTTCCTTTAATGCTACTGATTTTATGTGAAGCATTGTCTTTTACTTTGACGGTAATGTTCTTGTTTTTCAGTTTCTTTAAAGCACTAGCAATCTTCTTAATGACAGAAGAGGCGTTGCCTTTTGCTTTAATAGAAACGCTCTTAGATTTTAATTTCTTAAGAGATTTAGAAATAGAAGAAATTGTTTTCTTTGCATTTCCTTTAGCCTTAATAGAAATGCTTTTGGATTTCATGCTAGATAAAGATTTTTTGATAGAGTCAATGGTCTTTTTAGCATTACCTTTAGCATTTACTTTAACATCTGACTTAGATGACTGCTTTTTACTAGCATTTTGACTAGCAGAAGCAGAAGACTTTGAACCACCAAATAATCCTTTTATGCCACCTGTAATGCTTGACCAAATGCCTTTTGCACCAGATGTAAACTTGTCATATTTAGTGTTATCAGTCTGCCAATTCTGTGCTCCAGACTTAACCTGTGGTTTCTGATATGTAGTAGAATTCTGTTTTGTTTGAGCACTCTTAAATACTCCATTTAAATTAGAAGGAATACTTTTAACAAAGTTAGTTAGAGATTGAACTTTCTTTGTCTGTTCGCCAGTATTTTCTTCAGATTTTTTCGTCGTATTATTTTTGAACTCTTTTGTCTGGCGCTCTTTGAAGAAACTATTGATCTTGTCTAAAATGGAAGGAGATTTATTCTCTTTACCAGAAGTTTCTGTCTTGGTCTCTGTGTTAGGCTTCTCATTCTTAGAAGAAGTGCTGTCTTTCGATCCAGATTCAGACTTTTTACCCTTGGTATCAGACTCATTTTTCTTAGGTTTAGTATCTGGTAATTTACCGTCAGCCCAAGTAACCTTAATCTCATTGCCTTTATGTGCTTTGTTATAAGCGTCAATGATGGTTTTAACATCTTGGTTATCTTTACTTGCAGTAACATTTCCGCTCTTATCGACTGTTGCGCCATTACGTTTTAACTCTTTTTGGACATCGTTCTTGTCTTTAAACTTCGTTTTAACGTAATATTTATTGTCTGTTGCACCAGCAGTAATAAGATCCTGACGGGCTTGAACGGCTTTAAGATATGCTTCCATATCTTTCTTCGAACCAGTTTTATCTGCTTGCTGTAATGCGGCTTGAACTGCATTTTCTTTTTTCTCATACTCAGCTTCGTATTTTTGATTTAGTTCACGACCATTTTGACCTAACACAGAATCTTGAGCTTTTGTTGCCTTGTCTGTAGCAGAAGATCCTTCATCGAAAATTTTACTACGTTCTTTCTTTGCATCTTTGGATGTACCCCAGCTATCACCTCTGTCTTTGAGTTTTTGTTTATACTCATCAACAGAGTTCGTTAAAGCCGTTTCTGCTTCAGATGCATTAAGTTTTATGGTAAGTGTTTGCTCGAATCCTTCTGGTAGTTCTTTTTCATTTCTGCGCAAATCTTCAAGTTGTTGTTTGTATTTTTCGATTTCCTTACCTTGAGAATCTCCTAATGATCCACCATTTTTCTGCCAAGCCTGTGACCATTCATTCAGTTTTTCACTAGCACTATCCCATTGCTCTGTAAGAGAATCAAACTGCACATCCCAACCGTATGTTTTAAGATTATTCAAGATGGATTCAAATGGAGTGATACCCATTCCCATCTTTTTAGCCGCCTTACCAACATTGTCAATTTTAACTTTATAATCGCCAGTTTTTGCATTGAGTTTAGCCATAGCTTCACCAGAAGCATTTGTCATGTTCTGTAACTGACTTACAAACGCTTTAGGACCTGAATCGTCAGAAGTAAAATACTTCATGATATGATCATAGTTTTCTTTGAAATTCTTATCATCCGTCTTTCCAGTAGGAGAGATAAGACCTGCCATTTGCTTAAATTGGTCGGTTCCAACTTTACCTTTATCCCATTCGTCTTTGGCGCTCTTTAATCCAGACACAAAAGTATTGTAATTTGCATCATCGTCAGCAGATTTTGTAGCTTGAGTATACGTGTCAAGAGTATAAGATAATCCACTATCTTTGTATTTCGCAACATTATCAAGACGCTGTTTTAGCTGTTCAAGAGAACCTGTAAAGATTTCATTCTTATCGGTAATTAAGTCATAGGCTTCAGACAACTGATCGAGGCTAAGGTTTTCAAAATATCCTTTACCGAATATTTTGTCAAAGTCAACAGAAGAATTAAGCTGTTTACCTAATTTCTCATATTTACCGCCTTGTTCGGTCATATAATCTTTAATCTTTCGTAAAGATTCTGCTTCTTTATCATAGCCCTTTTCATTATTTTCATGAAAACTTTCGGTCTTTTTATTGGCTTCATCTACGGAGTCAGCAACACCTTCAATGACGTTTTTAACTTTCTGTCCACCAATTTCCAATCCTTTGGAATCAAGTTTTAACAACTCATCTTTGCTTGTAGCTTTAGAAGTAATTTTGGAAATATACTCCTGCATCGTTTTATCATCAAGCTTTTTACCAGTGCTTGACAATACAGGTGTGTACATAATTTCCTTTCCTTCAAACATACTACCGTCAGCACCAGCCATAGAAGAAGAGATTAATGTACTATAAGATTTCTTTTTATCATTATTTAACAATACAGGTCTTCCATTGAGGTCTACATTACCGACTTTGGATGAACCTTTGGATAATCTGTCATTTCTGGCAGACTGATATTGAGAAATTAATTTCGTAAATTCTTTCTGATCTTGAAGATTAGTTACCGTCTTTTGATCTTTAGTTTTCTGACCTTTAAACTCATCGTTAAGAGTCTTGATCATTTTTTGAACATTTTGTCCGTTAGATGTTAATACATCGCTTCCAGACATGGACACGCCAAGCATACCAGACAACTCTTTAGTAGAAGCACCTGTCTTTTTCTTAAGAGTCTCAAATTGCTTATTGATTTGCTTTTGCCATTCTTTCCCAGTTAAAGACGTATCTCCTTTGATATCAGAGAATTTTTCATAAGCATCTTTTAAAGAAGGATCAGTTGCAAGTTTGCTTGTGAAACTACGAACTTTCTGTTCTTGTTCCTCAAGATATTTTGTTGCACCTTTACCAGACATTTTATCAGAACTTAGATCCATATTACTTACATAATTCTTGGCAAATTCCTGTGATGTCTTGTCTAATGTTGCAAATCCTTGAGATGCTTCAAGTGTATTCTCAAGAGTAGTAGACTTAAACTCTTTGAGGTAATCTTGAACCTGTTTCAAACGATCTTTTGTGGCATCCGCATATTTGCTTATTGTGTTGTCTTTAATACCGAGTCCACCACTATCAAAGTTTGCATTGTTTAATAATGTAGATAACTGTTGATCTGTTAAGTTATCAAGATCTGCATTTTTACCAAGAATACTCTTAGCTTCTTTTTTATAAGCTTTTGTATTCTTGATCATGCTGATGAGATTAGCTTTATTAGAATTTAATCCATCACTTGCGATAGATTTCTTGCTTGCAAAGATACTGTGAATAGCACCAGAATCTTTTGTACCGAGCAATAATTGTCCACCTAAATTTGCTGCCGCCTGTACACCGTTTCCAATAACAGCACCGATAGCTGTACCTGCACCAGGAGCAATCAGTGTACCAATTGCGCCACCAATTAAAGCTCCGCCAATACCAACACCTTTCTTTCCACCAGTCAGTAGTCGTCCGACATTACCAGCAAGGCTTCTGTCGCCAACTTGATAACCTTCAGTCGCTTTATTCATATTTAAAGCAGCAGCTTTGTTCTGAATAGCTAAATTCTTCTTACTGGCAATCGCCTGTTTATTTTTCTGGATTTGACGTTCATATTTCTTAATAGATTTGTCAATTGCAGAATTATTGTCAATGATAGCGTTTCCTTCACTATCCATTGATTTAACAAGGTCTTTATTTGTCTTAACAAGTTGTTTCTTTAATTCAAGATAACGACTGTAATCAGATTCAGATAGTCCTACATTCTGATTAGTTGTATTGTCTACACCTTTGGCAAGTCTGTTGAATTCTGCTTTGATATCATTTACAGAGTCAAGTTTATTCTGACTCTTATTGATTTTCTTATTGTATTTGTCGAGGTTCTTTGTGCCAGCGTTTAATGCTCTACTACGGATAGTGTTTGCAAGTCCATTGGCAATAGCAGCGACACCTGTTCCGATAGCGAGTAATGTGGCAGGAAGATTAGCTCTAAGAGTTTCTATCATTCCAGTTCCAACACTACCGATAGCAGACTTCACATCTCCAAGTTTTGCTTTGAATTTAGTAACACCGTTTGAGAATTGCGTATGTGTTTTTTCAACACTATCCTTCATACTTGTTTTAAATTTACTTGCAAAACCTGTAGTTGATTTTTCTGCATCTTTTGTTTTTTCATTGAAATCTTTAAAAGAATTCTTCGCTTTATTAGTAGCTTCTGGAACAGAGTTCATTGCATTTGCAATTTCTTTTGCCTGATCTACACCTTTTTGTATACCAGCATTGTTCAAAGCCTGTTTTGCTTCTTTTTCTGAAAATCCTTGAATCTTCTCGCTGCGACCAGCGTGAGTTAACATATCATAAACCGCATCTTTACTCATACCTGCGGATGTCCATTGTTTAATTAAGCTTTCAGGAGTATCGGAAGATGTTATACTATCAAAAACACTTCTTGCTGCATTAGATCCATTTCTTTTTCTTTGTTTAGTAGATAAATTATTAATTTCCTTTGCAACTTTTGCAACGGAACCAAGTGATTTTAATGACAAAAGTGTTTGTTGTATTACATTGATTGCGTTTCAATATAATGTTATAATTATCATATCAAACAAATAAAAAGATAGGAGAGTATAGTATGGCGTTAATAAAATGTCCTGAATGTGGGGAGCAAGTAAGTGATAAAGCTGATCAATGTATACATTGTGGATATCCATTAACAAAAATTAAAGAAAATAATGATTATCAACGGATTGTAAATCAAAGACAACAGCAATTGTTCAAAAACCTGACCAATACAACTTGTAATATAAACGGAAATATAGTTGATTTTTCTAAAGCAGTACAGGCGATGAAACAATGGAATAAAAAAGAATCAATTCAGTATATTTTAGAATCAATTGATAATTCTGGGATTGATATATGTGTTGATAATAAAATGACATTATTGACACATATTATACAGCAATATTCGGTTCCAGAATCATACAACGCAATGACCAAAGAGAAGTATGCTGATGATTTAGACAACATGGATGGCTCTATTGTTATTTGTTATTTACATTACCATAAATACGATTTTGAAGATACTGCTAGAAATTTGTATTTTAAAAAGAAATTAACAAAACAAGATTTTAATTATATAAAAGAATTATCAATCTTGACAGAAGAAGAAAAACAACAATTAATTAGTGTATTGCAGTTGTCTAATGAAGTTCCATTGTCATTTCCCGAAAGCTGGGATGATGTATTATATCACAACGGCATTAAAGAGGCTGAAAAATTCTTCGATCAACATTATAAAAAAGTACATAAGAAAAAGAAGAAGAAAAATAAACAGCATTCCAACAATAAACCCAAACAAACAATACAACAGCCTAATGTTCCCCACTGCCCAACATGTGGTTCAACCAATATTGAGAAGATCAGCATGACAAGGAAGGCAATAGGGTTCTTGGCAGTTGGTTTCTTGAGTTCTAGTGCAAGAAATACCTATAAATGCAACAACTGTGGATACAAGTGGTAAAAATAATAAAGGAGATAAATAAATTATGTCATTAATTAAGTGTATGGAATGTGGTAGAAAAATTTCCGACAGATCAAGGAAATGCACTTATTGTGGGTTCCCAATTGAGGAATATTACGAATATTTAGAGTTTCAAAAAAGAAAATTGAATACACAATGTAGTTTTAAAGGCACTGTAATTGATTTTTCAGATATTGTTCCAAGATTTAAAGACAAATATTCTTTTGATGTATTTGATGATTTGTGTGCAAAGTTTGAAGAATATGAAATTGATATTGCTTATAGCAGTGTAATGAATTTTGTAAAAGAAGTAATGACAACGCATATAATACCAGAAATATATGACAAATACGACACACAAACCGATATGGAGAAACATCGACCCCTTCGTCTGTTTGCCAATAGTCGATGTATTATCAAACATAATGATATACCATATGATTTCTCTTATTTAAAAAAAATACTAAAAGAACATCATCAATGTACGGAAGAAGCAATCGAGTATATCAAGAAAATTCCAGAACTTTCAAAAGAGGAGCAAAAAGATTTTATAAGACAATTAAATTACCTCCATTGTATTCCATTTACATTCCCATATGACGAAAATAAAATCATGCAAGTCGATGCAATAAATTATATTACAAATTATTGGGGAAGAGACACGGAAAGTAAACCGCATCCAAAATACCAATCACCTACAAATCAAGTTTTTTGTCCTAATTGTGGTGGCAATCATATTAGTAAAATTGAATCAACGGTGTATTCACCAACATTACATAGAATAGGATTATTACAAAATAATTTCATGAAAATACGACAATGCGATAATTGTGGATATAAGTGGTAGGGTAGAAGTATATAGTAGAAGAGAGGACTAAATGTCCTCTCTCATTAAGATATTGTCTTATCAATTGAAGTAGAAGAAATTTAATCAGAAGAATTTATATTATCCGCAAGATTGCTTAAATTATTTTCGTCTGGCTCACTATTGAATATTTCAATCATGTCAACATCACTATATCGAATAACAATTTTGGCATAAGGATTTCCATCATATGAAATAAATGCATCCTCATCGTTTCCAATCTTGTATTGAGAATATGCTCTCAAAACAATCTGTTGATCATTGTTAATTCTGTCTCCCAGATAATCCATATCTCCAATAATGTAAAAGTCTTTTTCTTTTAATGTAATCTTACATTTACTCCCACCTTTAAAGTCAATTACGTCATAAAAGATGTCGTCATTTAATGTCATATTAAAATATTGTTCCATAAACTCCGTAAATGATTGTTTTGTAATCAAATATAAAACCACAAATCCTAGCACGAGTGCTAAACAAATCGACAAAATTGAATTTGCATATATTTGGTTAATACTCTGTAGCAAACTTAATTTTACTCGAATTAGTGTTGAAATACATAAAAAAACATAGCTAATTACGCACCCAGATACATTCAAAGCCCATGTTGATAATTTCTTCGAAAATCCAGTCTTAACTATGTAAATAAATATGACACCAGGTACATAATATTGTAGTAAATTTGGAATATTATTTATAATTTCTGTTAATTCTTTAATTTTTATCACTTCCCTTGATTGTTATTTTTATTCTGTTGTTTAACTTTATTTCCTTTTTGAATATATTTAATAGAAGTGTTGGAAGTTCCTGTAATTACTTTACTATTAAATTCAAAAATCTTTGCTTCTTGCTGTTTCTTGTTCCCTTTATTTTCTGCCATAATTATACTCTCCTTTGTATATGTGAATTAATAGTTATAACCCATTATACAACACATTTCTACAAAATGGAAGAATATTCCATGAGTATGATTGTCATTTTATGCGATATAGTTTATAATGTTAATATTATAGAAAAAGGAGTATAAATATGAAAAACAATGGAAGTAACAAAGTATTGATATGGATCTTGGCGATTTGCTTTGCAGCTAGTTTGTGTGGAAATGTTGGACTATCAAATAGTAAAGACAGATTAACAACACAATATAACGAGTTGTATACTAAATACCAAGATTTGAAAACAAAGTATAAAGATTTATCATCTGAAAATGATGCGAATGTGTCACTGTATAATGACAAAAGTGATGAGTATGATTCTCTTCAAGAAGACTATGACGATCTTCAAGACAAATACGACTCCCTCAAAGAGAAGTATAAGAAGAAACCCGCCAAACCTAAAGCGGTATCTGCCAAGGCAAAATCTTCAGGTTCATCATCTAGCAGTTCATCCAACTCATCATCATCAGACGACTCATCAACGTCTGCCGATGTGATTGTACATATTACTGATTACGGAAGTAAATATCATGCAGCAGGATGTAAATATTTAAAGAAAAGTGATATTACAATATCTAAGTCAGAAGCAGAGCAGAGAGGATTAAGTCCTTGTTCTGTATGCAATCCTTAGTGTATTGATAAAACATGTACATATGCAAAAACTGCGGTTATAAGTAGTAGGGTAGAAGAGAGGATCGAATGTCCTCTCTAATTTCCAGATGATTTATTTTTTCGACCAGGATCTTCAGCTCCATCTGCTAGATCATCGAATGTCATGCCATAATGAGTTACAGTGTATTCGGCAATTCTGTCAAGATCAATAAATCCATCGGCTGAATCGTTGTCGAGAATAAGTTCAAATCTACGAACATTTTCTAAAGGTTTGCCGTCGACTTCAATAATATAAGGAAGTTCATGCATTGCACTGCATTGTGTATCAAATCCTTCGGCTTTAGTCTTTTGACGAATTGTTATAGTTTTCATTTAATCACCTACTTTCTGAAAGGAGTATAAATTTATGAAATTAAATCATGATTGTATAAGAGATGTAATGGTTTACATCGAAGATAATTGTATTTACGAGGATAATAGTCGTGGTGATCGATCTATTCATTCTCGTGTTTTCTATGAAATTACACACGATGAAAAATTATCGTCACGATATACAGAAGATGAAATTAGATATGTAGTTGCTCAATTATATTTTGAAGATATGATCATTGCTAGAATGACGCCAGAAACATTAAATTTCATACGATTTGAAGTTGATTCCCTATCGTTTAAAGGTCACGAATTTTTAGACAATATTAAAGATGATACAGTCTGGAAGAAAGCCAAGAAATTTGTTGGAGAGCATCTTACAAGTACATCATTTTCGATTATTGCCAATGTTGCGAGTAAAATAGCAATAGAAGCACTAGCAAGTGGAGCGACACCTAAATAATTTTGTACATAATAAAAGAGAGTGTTATTTACACTCTCTTTTTTACTTATATGTAATTACTCAAGATTATCTATGATTTCCAATATATCAACATCAAGCAAATTGAAAAATTCCATAAATTCATTGAATGCATCTTGATTCATCTGTCCAATTACTTTATATGAAATTTTATTCTTATCAAAATAATATAACTGTTCGGCTTTAACATATCCATCTTTGTCATTATGCGGATTTGTTTCAGTATCATCATGTGATATTGGGAAATTACCAGGATATGATAACTTATGCTTTTTATGGTCTTCGTTTTTAAAGGACGATAATACGTTACAAATCAAATCATAAGAATATCCTTGAATTTCTCCGCCATCGTCGTCTACAACAACAAAAGAATGTTTGTTTATTTGCTTACCATTATGTTTATACTTGTCTACTAAAATAATATCTCCAACACAGCACATTATAATATTTACCTACCTATTGTTACTTTTTTTCTTCCGTTAATTACATCGTCAGACCATTTGATAGGAACAATATCTTTCAGTGCTTCATTACTAGATATAATACGACGTTTTTTATTTTGCAATATATTCCTATCTAGTTTTTTATAACCTTCTTTCATATTAATCCCTCCTTTTTCTATCTTTTGATGCCTATAAATTATTAATTTCTATATACATTATAGTAGAAAAATAGTAGGAAATCAATAGAATAGTATTTATTAATTCTATTTACGCAATAAATCAGCTTATTACAACAAATTATTGACAAAATAATATCTCTGTATTAATATAAAAATACTCCATATAACTTATTTATCGTCAAGTTATACGGTTAAGTTTACAAGAAATGCAACGAGTTATCTTCCAAGTTCGTCATTGCATTTCCAAAGGATTTGCAGTCTATTGGTTACCGTAAGTGGTTTCTGATAGACTGTTTTTTTGTTATTGACATTTCAAGATTCCAATGATATTATGATAATAGAAAAAGGTGTTACCGATAACGGTTCGCCTGATAATTTATACGTTTATTAAAATAACCGCTTACTTACCAGGTCAGGCGGTTATTTTTCTGTAATAAAAAAGAAGTTATTTGGTAGGCGTCGCCTCTCCTACATCTCTTTTAACCCATAGGGTGCATGGTTGCAACGAATTTTACCACCTCAAATAACTTCTTGATTATATATTCGATTTATGTATTTATTGTAGCATAAGTATATATGACACTCAAGAATTACATTAAGAAATCTGTTTCTTTAATTCATCAATCTGAGAATCTTTTTCTTTGATCTTAGAATCTCTAAAAGCAATTTTCTTTCCTGTGCTACGATTTGTAGTTTCGATATATCTTCGTTTAAGATCATTTAATGCATACTCTGCAATTGTTCTATATTTTGGATCAATAGAAGAAGATATAATAATTGTTTCTAGTTTGTCATCGATCATCGTAACGATTTTCTGTTTATAATCCGTAGCATTTAATTTTCTGTGATATTCATATCTATCTTTTTTCTTCAGATGGGTATGTACATCAATAATCTTTTCAATATTGGCTTCAAGATTTGTATAATCTGATTCTGCCAGAATACGATCAATGTTACGAACTGCATATTTGACTTTGTCTGCATCATACTGTCTCTGAAGCTGACATTCTTCTGATACCGCAATGTCATACAATTTATTTGTTTCGTCTTTTAACTGCGAAATCAGCTCAATCATTCTCTCGAAGGCATCAGTATATTTTGCAGTAAAGATTAATGCTTTGTCACCAGTAAATTTATTTACTAACATTGCAAATCCTTTGCGATCCATGCGGTACATTGGACGAGTTTCGCCTTTTGCATCCACATAATCAACGAGCGCAAAATTTCCCCCGTTAAGTTCTGGTATAATTTCAATGAAATGTCTAATTTTTTTCATAACATCCTTGTGTTCTTTTCCATAAACTTCTGCAACCTTGAGAGAAGTAGTAGTCACTACACCGCTTTCTTCTTCAAGTCCAAATTCTTCATTGATTGTTTTAATCTCATTTTCTAAATTTTCTTTAGTATTAATCATTTAAACCTCAAATCTCTCGCCTCATTAATATTTACAGTTTAATAGAGGTAGAGTGATAAGTGTGACTGAAGCGAGGTTAGACAAATATCACACGACAGTTAATTACTCTGTCTACTTATCACTCAATATAATAAAGAACGGTCATGAGTCGTTCTCATTACCAAAATAAGTTCCTTACATTGGTTAATATATGCATTAAATTAGCATTTGACAACAGTGTACTTATAAAGACACAATTTGCCAAAATACCAATCGTCAAAATCCTTATAAAATAAGGACTTTTTGATGGTCGTTTTTTACATAAAATTTGAATTTTAAGTTCCCTGCTTAGAGATACAATATCTCTGTACGCAAACGATGATAGCAGGTAAAACATCGACATTAATTTACACTTTTGGGCTATACATTACCAGACAATGATCATAAGGTCGTCATTATCTGTCAGGATCGGTAGTCTCTGAACATCCATTCTTATTAAAATATCTTAGCTACTGTGCCTTATCCCGAAGCACGTTTCTTATGCGGTAGTTTACCGATACTTTCCTATATGGTAAGAATGTGTGCGGCTGATTAGATACAATCGTATAATACAATATGAATATCAAATTCTTAAACTATTCCGTCTATTGTTGCCAATTCCGTTTCAGTTTTGATATCCTTTTTCGTTCCAGCAATTACTCCTGATACGTGTATTTTAAAACCCCGTATCCTATATATTTGTTCGAAACACCATTTCTGTTTCTTCCTTATATATAGTAGGCTCACTGTCACCCTAATGATTTTGAGATAGGGTCAACCTAGGTTTTTAAAAAGTTTAATGCCAGCAAAGCCAGCGGCAGCAGTTTGCAATAATCCAAAACTACTTACTAATTTATTAACTACATTAAGAACATTTGATAGTAAAGTAATTCCTCCACCAAGAAGGTTTTTATCAGCAAATGTTGTTGAGATAGATTGGAATGAGTTTTTAAGATCTTCTGTTCGTCCTTCCAAACTATTCTCATAAACTTTGTACTTTTTGTCCGTAGATCCAGCAGAATTTTCGGATACTTTCTCGTATTCTTGAGCTTTCTTATAGTTGCCCATTAGGACTAGAAATTGCTCCATATGATTCGTACCAGCCATCGCTTTTGCAATTGCTCTTTGAGATACATCACTGTAGCTAGTCCATTTTCCAGCGACTTCATCAAGCACATCACCGAAATTTCTGAATTTATCTTGTTTGTCTCTTAGGTTAATTCCTTCACCTTTTAAGACTGTTTCTACATCACTCCATGCTGTTACTTTGTCCTGTAGAATGAGACAATATGACTTCTATATAATAAGAATAAACTCATTACATAGAAGCGGTTGCGGTACTTCCAAAAGTGTCTTTACACTTGACCGCAACTCCACTTCTTAAGGAATTATGGGAAATATAGAAGTGTGTTCAGACTGTCGCATAGTCATCGAAATGACCTTCTTTCGCTCAGTCGTTCAAGGCAGATATATCGTTAAATTTAATCGAACTATGTTTTGTTTTAATCTTTTGTTCATCTATAAGAACTTGTATATTGTGTCCGCCATTTTGAAGATATGTATAGCAATAGTTATAAATATCTTTAATATTGTGCGGAACTTTGTCTTTGTGTGTAATAAATCTAATTATTTTCCAATCATCATTAAATAAAGAAATATTTCTAAAATTTTCATTGCGTATAAATTTTTCTTTTGTTATGTGTCCAAGTCTCACTGACAAATCATGTCCACTACCATCCCATTCAATTGCAATCTTTTCATCTGGGAAAGCAATATCAATTACAAAATTTTTAAATGGGTAATTTAGTTCTCCGCCAATTATTGTATAAACTTCAAATTGTTGTTTTGAGCATGTAAAATTACCATGTTTATATCTTGATTCTATTGATTTCTTTAATATGTCTGGGTTCTGCGTAGGACTTACAACACCATATCTTTCTAACATGGTTTTCCGCTGTTTGTCTTTAACGACTTGACTTTGAGTAAAATGCTCAACTCCATATTTCTTTAACGAAGTCTCTTTTATCCTTTTCTGAAATTCTTCGGTCTGCATAGGATATTCTACTCCAAATCGTTCAAGATTGGTTTGAATCACTTTGTCTTTAACAGACTGTAATTTTGAAGTATTCGTAACTCCGTATTTTTTAAAATTATTTTGAGCTTTTACTTTTTGGATTGCATCAGATTTTGATACGTTCTCAACTCCATATTTCTTTAGACAAGTTTCTTTAGATTTCTTTTTGATGTTTTCAGTACAGAATACATTTTCAACCCCATATTTTTCCATACAAGTTTCTTTTACTTTTAACGGGGAGCATTTTTTACATGCATTTGTACCATTTTTAGATGTTTTAAGATATGTACTATATTTAGTTTGATACGTTTTGCCACAATAATCGCAACGTACATCCACCATGACGTCGCTACCATGTGTAACATCATTTATATTAGCCGTAAATGTATCGCCTATTTTTGTGAAATTATACCCTTTATCAATATAATGATATTTGGTACGGCTACACCATTTAACGGTTACTTGCTTTGTCAATAAAATTTCAATCATCTCCTTTTCATAAGACGATTAAAAGAGATATATCCTTCCTCCTTATTGACCGTTCCCTCGGCTTTTAAGCACATATGAAAATTCATATGATCATAAGAAAGAATTGCCACAGTGGTTTATGTATTATGCCACTGCGCCCCAAATGTCTAGGTCTTCGCCATTATTTTGATAATCTTTAAGTCGTGCTAGTTTGATATTTCCCATACGGGAGAAAATGGCGTTCAAACCAGTTCCGACTGAACTCATGCCTTCCTGAGTTGTTTCACCGATAGTTGCTAAATAGCCCAAGAGTTTGTCCATACTAACTCCAGCTAAATTTGCATTCGTCGCAACTTCTGACATACCTTCTGCCAAACCACCGACATCAGTAGCAGAAGCCATATCTACAGAACTTAATTTATCTACGATTTTCAAGGTATCTTCTGCACTCGTAATGCCATAACCTTTTCTCGCAGAAGTTAAATATTTTGTAGCATTTTCAGATGTTAAATCACCAACCTTGCTAAGTTTGATAGAACTCTCGGCAAGTTTATTAGACTTTTCAACACTTTGTCCCTGTTTCATCCACTCAGTAGAAGAAGCAGCAACATCTGTACCAGTAGCCTTTAATTGATGCCCCATATTTGAATATGTTTTCATCAAATCTTTGGCTTTGTCATTTGATACACCAGTAGCCATCTGAAGCTGAGTCATGGCACTATCTACATCGTATGTGTTTTGCACCATTTCCTGTGCTTTGTTCATACCAGATTGCAAGATACCATATGTTCCTACAAACTGAGAAATCTGACTAAATCCACGCTTAACTTCTGAAAACATTGAATTTCCAGTAAGTCCTTTTGCAGAAATTTCAGACTGTATTTTCTTAAAGTCTTGATTTGCTCCTTGCAATTCACCTTTGGTTGTTGCAGATTCAGACTTCTTTGCAATCTCTTCTAAGGCAGCGCCATAATCCTTTGCAGCTTTTGTATTATTCTCTAAATAAGTTCTGATCTTATTTGCTTGAATCGTACCCTCTCCAGGATTCAGCGCTTTTGTTTGAGTTGAGTTGAGAATTTTCATCTCATTATTTAGTTTTTCATATGATTGAATTACTTTCTCATTCTGTTGAATGATTGCACCCTGATTAGCGGTAGTAGGCTTTGCTTGATACTGAGCATGTAATTTTTGTAAATCTTGTACATTCTTTTCATATTCCTTAAAAGATTTACTTGCATTTTTATATTCTTGAGTACCTGTGTAATAACTATTTAATTTATTCTGCTGCGCCGCTAAATTAGCATCATATGATTTATTCCCAAGATTCCTAGAAACATTTTGTACATAAGAATCTTTTTTCTCTTGTTCTTTTAAAAGAGCTTGATTAAACCAATTACTATATTGTTCCTCTTGCTTGGCTTGTTTTTTAGCTTGTTTCTCTATATCGCTCTTCAATACTTTATTAGGGGAAGAGTTTAATAAAGATAGACTATTTGTAGCATTTTTATCATACTGCTCAAGTTTTGAATGAGCATCAATTAAAAGATCACGATTTTTTATAGTTGGGTCCTTTTTAAAGTTCCCATATATTTTATTGACTTCTTTACGTTGTTTCTCATAGTCAAGAATGTTGCTCAAAAAGGCATTATATTCTTTGCTATTATTATCAACATACCCAGAAAATTGTTTTTGGTATTTGCCAGATTTAGAAGCAAATCTCTTTGCTTGAATGTCAGATTCAATCTTGGCAGCTTTCTCATTTAGTTTTTTCTGTTCTGCTTGATATTTTTTATCGGCTTGAGCCTGATTCTTTAATGCTTTATTTTTTGCTTTCTCTTGTTCTTTAAGAGCTTGATTTGCATATTGATAGGCAGTATCTGTTGAAACATCTTCTTCTTTTGCGATCTGCTTTGTAACATTAGCCATTTCTTTGGCTTGGTCTTTTGCACGTTTAACAAGACCTTTATCAATAGATGTTTCTCCACTCGTATAGAATGTCCCAGAAGCATGTTTCATCTGCTTTTGAATTGCAGATTTCTTATATTTTACATATGATTTTGCCTGAGCATTTGCTTGTCTTTTGATTTGGTTATTAAGTGTTGTATTTGTTGATCCGCTTGTCCCGACAGTAGGATTAATATGAACATCCCTGTCTTTTACAAGATCAGCCAATTGAGATTCAACATCACCTTTATTAAGTATTGCTTTAATGACGGCTTGAAAATCCATTTACTCACCTCTTTCATAATTTTGTGCATAACAAAAAAGAGCCTAAAAAATAGACTCTTTACGTTTCAGTATATAATTAGCAGACGGTCAGGGAATCGAACCCCGATCTCTGGTTTTGGAGACCAGTATAATTCCATTATACCAACCGCCCGTGAGAGCAATGATCAATTACTTGTTACTTGTTGTTTAACTAATTGCTGTCAAACATGGCTTAAGTACCCATGTACCAGTAGGGAAGTCATAAAGATGTGATAAAACATATTCATGTGCTTCGATAACTGAACCAACATTTACCTCTGTATGTATAACTATTCCTCCGCCATACATACTCCATTCAGCACAAATAAGTGTATAGTAATTTTTTCTATTCTCTATCATCATAACATCATCTCCTACTATATAAGTGGTGTTACGTCATAGATTTTGTTGTGTAATTGATCATTGCGAGTTTGAGTATATCATAGTAATATATTGTATGTATACAGGTATATTTTTCCAATACTATAAATCAGACAAAGAACCTTGTTTTCCTTCTTTAATACCGTCTTTTGTAAAGTATTTTCCGAAGTCATCTTCTGCGGATGAATCGTTGTAAATACCAACCAATTCCGTAGAAGACCATCCAAAGAATTCTTTGATAACATCAATCGGAATATTCTTCTTTGCGAAAGCAGTACAAGTATAATGTCTCATACAATGGTAGTAGAAGTCTACGTCCAACATCTTTGAAAATTCAGCTGTCCATTTGTCAAGATTGGATCTACGATGCCAACCATTTTTATCTTTCGTTACAAAGATATCATCAATGTCAACGCCAAGTTCTTTACGTTGTTTGTCCCATAAATCAATGTATTTTTTAACATCAACAAGGATAAATTTGTTTAACTGCTTACCTAATTTACCACGACCCTTGGTGCGAATCTTTGGCGTTTTATATAAAGCACCATCAAATTCAAGAGCATCTTCAGTAAAATAAGACATCTTCATCTGAATGATTTCAGATTTTCTCATTCCAGAATAAGCAGCAATAGCGATAGCACACGCTTTTTCATATTTCTCTTGTTCGACAAGAGTTTTTAATAAGTCATCAACTTTTTCATCTGGCAGAATCGTTTTCTCACGCACTGCCTCATTTGCAGGATTCTCAATCTTATTTACAATTTTTCTGAATCCTTCAAATTCTTCTTCCTCATCTAACATATTTTCGATATAATCAGATAAAGAAGAAAGACATGATTTAACACGTCTTGTTCGTTTAGGACTCCACCCCCATATGTTAATTGCATGATTTTGAAATTTAGCAATGTCACGTTTGGTTAATTTAGCAAAGTCCTTATTTTTATTATGTTCCAGATTCCAACACCAGAAAATATCTAAGTCATTGCGATAACCTTTGATCGTACTCTGCGCACGATCAACAGAAGCAAGGTAATCTAACCACTCATTGCCTAAATCTTTGTTATCTTTATTGACCAATGCTAGTTTTTCTGGAGATGTAATCTTGTTATATACCGTAAATCTAGCCAACGGTAAAACCTCCTATGTGTAAAATAAATACAACCACAATATATAGTGGTATTCGTAAAAATGAATCATATATATTGTGGTTGATAAGCATATAAAATCTTGGTTTTATTTTTGTGGAATTTACATCAAATTTGATGTGAAAAGAAATTATTGTTTAAATCTTTTTGCAAATGCCTGTTCAGCATATTGTTGAGCTTTTTGCTCTGTACGTTGCCAGAATCCAGAAGTTAATACAATACCAGATCCCCCAGATTCCGCTTCTGAAAAGACGTGAGGAGTAGAATAAGTTCCAGTGTTATAATTGTATCCCTGATCAAGATACACGGTGGCACTAACAGAATCTCCGCCACCAACAACGCCAGTTGTTCTTGCAGAGTTTTTCATCTGATATGTTCTTACATATCCACCTTGCTCTGGCGGTATTGGCTCTCCACCTGCATAAGAAGCAGTAAGCTCTTGGTTAGCAGTTAAGAATGTCTTACTCTCAGCTTCACTTACAGCATCACGCATTTCATTCTGGATTTGTCTCCATAACCCAGCCATTGCGCCCATGTTCCCCATGAGATCACCTTACTTTCTGTCAATAGAAACTACATTATTATTGACTGCATCAGCGGCACCCTGTTTAATTGCTTCAAGTGCATCAATTCTATTTTTCTGGAAATCATCAGATTCAACAACAGCTTTTGTAATGTCTTCGGCAGTAAAGTCAAAACCATGTTCTGCAAAATACTGCATCATCTTCTGAGTTACCTCTGGATCAGCCTTTGCAAACACTTCGTTGATATATTCAAGAGCAGGTGCTAAAGCCACGACAGATTCTACTAAATCGTCAACACCTTCAACCTTGAAATTCACATCTTTGCCGTCAAGTTTAATATCAACTGCACTTGCAATTAACTGCTGTTTAATGTAATCGCATTTCTCATCAATTGCAGTTAACATATCTTGAAACTGCACTTTATTAATATCATTTTCATCAACAAATGCGTCAACATCAATATCTGATGCAAGTTCGTATAATTCATCAATACCAATGCTTTCTAAATCCACGTTTCCATAAAATTTTATAATATTCATCTTGATTCCCATAAGTTTGCTCAGTGGATCATAGTCCATACTAGATATTCCGTTTTCGTCCTGAGTTACAGGAAAAGCAGAGGCTACAACGGCTTCAACGAAATCATTTGCCTCAAATCTATTTAAAGACTCATCTGCATAATGTCTTGTTTCAAAATCAATTTTACCCATAAAATTATCTCTCCATTTCTCTGTTTAACTTCTCAAGCAATTCAGATACATGATATCTGTAATTGACTTTTAATTTTCGACTATTAACAATGATTGGATTAAATTTTGCCAAATCCTTTTCGTTGAATGATTTTTTATCTATAGAAGCAATCATTCTGTCAAAATCATTAATATGCTGAAAATATGTAGTTTCTGTGTTATCTTTCTTTCTAAAATTAAATAAAAAACCTGCGACCATATTTCTGTAACCAACAAATTCTCTTAAACCTTTAATCTGATGATAATGGATCACACCTTTCTCTTCTTTGGTACGTTCAAAAGAAATAGAAGAAGTGCCAACACTTTTCAATTCCAATGCATACATATAAGGAGAGGAAAATAAGAAACAATCGCAAGGATTCTTACTTGAAAATCTTAAATTACTACAACCACCAAAAGATTGTGCTTGATCTTTTAAACGATAGTAGAATATGTCTGAAGGAATACTGGCTTTCCAATTTTCTTCAAATCTCTTACCAACATTCTTTGCCAACCTATTCACCTACCTGATATTTATCGTTAATATATTTTCTATAATCAACATATAGCCTGTATGTATCTTTTTTTGGATACCAAAACGCCATAATATCTGCACGTTCAGATGGATAGACCAGAAGTGGTTGTACGCCATGTTCCACATAGAACTTAACCTGTGCCAAACTTGTAACAGGAATGAGTTTTGTATCTTTATATGCTTCCTGCAACTGTTCAGGCGTTATAATTTCTGAATTCAATAAATACACCCTTTCTTTTAAAATCGTAAAAAATAGGGAAGAAAACAAAAAATCATATAATCCAATTTGTGAACCATATTAAAGTTTTGTTCTCTTCCCTATCTTCTAACTAAAATGTAAAACTATAATATGATTACTGCAATATTTTTTCATGTTCAATATTCCAAGTTAATACACTACTGATTAGTATAAACTAACCAGTAGTGATAAATAATGTCCTTAAATTAAGCTAAAGACTTGATCTGATAAATATCTACAAATTCATCATCTGCATCTGTCATCAGGTCAAATGTGATCTTCAGTGTAATAGGATCTCCCTCAGCTACGAAAGCTAATTCGATATTTCTCTGAGGAGTAGCTTTGTAGCAAGTGATATGTAATGGTGTTACAACTCCCTGCTCAGATTTCTGATTGATTTCTGCGTCAACTCTGAAATCAGCTAATTCCTGATTATCGTTAATCTTAACTAACTGAAGTGTAGAATCATTTACGATATAAGATACATCGTATTTCTTACCAACAGCAATTTCGCTATCTGTTGTAGCTGTAAATACTTTTTCTGCTACGCTTCCTTCAATCTGTGTTCCACCAACGTCACCTTTTCCGTAAACGAATAATGTTCCGTCTTTTGGCTGATCTGGTAATGTAAGTTTTCCTGCTTCTGTAGCAGTGATCGTCTTCATTTCTGCACGATCTCCACCTTCTGTGATTGTACCGTTACCAAAGATAGAGAATAACTCAAATGGATATACCTGAATTTCTGATTCAAGTGTTCCTTCCATTGGGTTAGCAAATGTTACAGCATCTCTACCTCTCTTTTTAGCTTTTACAGAATCTGCTGTAATATTTAATGTTACTGTATTAGCATAATCAACTCTTAAAGCCTTTTTGCTTGTAGCTAAGTTAGTTAACTCAAATACACCGCAGTCACGGCTTGCATATTTCTTACTAGCTGCCATTTTGTCACATCCTTTCATTAGAATTTTTAAATTTTAGTATTAAAAAAAGACCCATAAAGATAGGTCTTATTTTTCCTCTTTGAGATTTTTCAAATATGAATCTTCTTTAAAGTCACTACCTTCAGTTCCCCAGACGCTGGCATTAAGAGCCATGATTTGATAATTTCTATCAATTAAAATTCTTTGAAAGTTATCATATAATTGAGGAATCGTTAATTGCCCTACGTTAGTAAAATTAATACTTGGGTGATATGCACATACGACAGAGATAATATTTCCGATATCATATTTTGGATCTTGTTTATCTAAGTTTTTTCCACGAGTACGTTTAGCTTTTGCCTTATCACGTCTACGTTGCATTTGGATAACAACAGGATCTTTTTGTTTTGATAATTCTTCGGACACTGTGCGTTCATTGTTGATATTTGAAATTTGCATCAGAATATGTAATACATCATCAAAGATTTCTCGATCAATAACCCCGACAACCTGTGATTCGATTTCTCCAGTTTCTTCGTTCTCATGTGTTTTTAAGATCTCAAATCTTTTTTCTCTTAATTTATACACAACATCTTCGACAAAATAAAAACAAAATGCTCTCACATAAATCCGTATAACATCTGTGTTTTCTGATACCAAATCAAATAATTTAACATCTGTTCGTTCTTCATAAGGTAATGCCAAAAAAGCATCATATTTATCTGGCAGGAGAGCAGAGTAGTAGCTATCTACTGTCAATGTCATATAACTAGCATATTGCATCCATAGCCCTTCACCAATTCTCCTACGATCACTGATTTTAGGTGGCTGAATATGCCCGATTCCAACAGGTATTGGTTCGCTTGACAGTAGCTGTGAATAAGTAAGTTTTACGTCACTCACTTACAAAGCAACTCCATATTTATATCATCAATCCGATACACCATTGTCCTGCCATAAAAGTTAGTGTTCGGTTTAAAAGACTGTAATTGGCTTGTACGAGTATCTAATCTCATAGCCCCGATACCAAATGAGTCTTTTATTGATTCGTCAGTTAAGGCAAGATTGATTGCTTGGCAAATCATATCTAAACGATTGCCAGCGTATCCTTTTTCACGCCATTCTGACCTTTCATCATCATCTAGTTTGATAACATCCCTATGACATACGACATTGATAACCAATGTGTAATCAATAATAGATGTTGATGTACTAGGATATGTTTCCATTAAGATAATAGATCGTGTATCTGTAATGGTTTCATCCATATATGGGACATCTTTGCAATGTCCTAATAAACGATTGTCTTTCACTTGCCCATGTATATTTTCGCCAATTTTGCATCCAAACCAATTATCCTCGAAAGAATAATCCTCATCATCAAGATATGGCATAGCAAGAGTGTTGACATCGTCATTTGTCATTAAAATATTTCCTACGGCTTCTTTGATCAATCCAAGCGAAACCAGAGGATTTTCCATCATTTTTTCTGTTTTCGTCATTGAATTTCACCTATGTAAGACTTTCTATAGTTATTTCAATAGAAGCAGTAGAAGAAGTTCTATCTTTTGCAGATAATTTCAAGATGATTTTCTGACCAACTAATGCAGAATTTGACACAGAGATTCCAATGTTTGAACCAGTTTCTTCTATATTAATGGAGTCTTTTAATTCACATTCAAGATCCCATTGAGGATCTTTTGTAACTATGTTTCCATCTAAGTCTTTAAAAGAAGCGGTAAATGTAGATTTCTTTCCTACAAAAACTTTCTTGTATCTATACTTAATAGTAGCAGTACATGTCTGTTCTACAGTTGGAACATCTGGCTGTTCTGGTTTCTCTGGCTGCGTTGGTTCAGGATCTTTTTTAGGCTCAAAGTAATCACATAATCGCAAGTCTTTTCTGTCTTTCGCTGGGTTAAATTCATCTTTATCAACGATAAAAGATAATACACCACCATGTTCAGTACCAAAATGATATAAAACATTATCATCACGAGTGAATGTAAATACGTCATTTGGAACTTCACGAATATCAAGAAATACTCTTTTTCCATCAAGTCCAAGAGTATCATCGTCTTGCGGTACAATTACCGTATAGTTATTTGATCCAACAAATATAATATTGTTACCTGTTTTACCAACATCATATTTAGATGCCGATTGATAATAAGCCCATCTTTCATGGATATTACCGTCTGCATCTTGCCATTTTACAGTAGACTGACACAACTTCATCGTTGTTTTTTCAAACACACCACATTGCCCAGGTCTTCCGTCTATGATCCAGTAATTATTCTCAAAATATACATACATTCCTGCTTTGGAAGTATTACATGGGAATAATACAGTTCTCTGCATAGTTTTTAATGCGGTATCAGAATCATTATCTTGAACCACACATCGGATAGTCGTTCTTTCTGATAAATCAGAGTTACATAATTCAACCGTAGAAGCAATGTCTGTATCTAGAATTTCTGCAAATTCATCATCTTTATAATCGTTATATGCATCATTTTCATAACCGCCTGTTAAGTTAGGTCGTGTATTAGGTGTTATTAAATACCAATCTTGCATTTATCGCACCTCCTATGTGTAAGCGGTAGGTTTCTGATTGTTTGTCATTTTTTCAGCATTATATTTAATAGCATCAAGCTCATTCTTTGCTGAAGTTTTTGACCCATTATTTCCATCAATACTTAATTCTTTTGTTACAATACTAACTCGTTTATTTACAAGAGAGTAGTAACGCTCCTGGTAATATTGATGCATATATTCTGCCATTGTATCTATGACATATTGACCAAGATCTTCTGAAAATTCTTTTGTTTCTACATCAAATGTAAGATCATCAATTTCCATAGAATATCTTGCAATTGCCTTTATTAGCCATTGAAAAACTAAAGAGTCTGGCAGAGGCGTTTTATCTGCAAACGTAGATTCAAAACTTTGAATTACATCATCTGCGGTTGTCATTATAATCACCTACATCCTATTTCATTTTGTGTCCTGTATAGTTTTCAATGAATCGAATTTTTTCGTAATCGTTATAATTACCTTTTTTAATCATCATCATGACAGCTGACTTTTCAGCACTTGTGACAATATACTCAGAAACTTTATCTTTAAATGTCTTTGACATACCCTTATAGGAAAATAATTTTGCCACTAATTCAGGTGTTAAAATCTTCTGAACTTTCTTTTCTTTTTTATTGTCAAAGTCTAACTCTTCACGAGTAGCAGCGTCTTCAATATATAATGTTGCATGGGAGCCAACGCCATCAATTCCAGTAAAAAGCATATTACCGTTCTGTACCTGAGAAATTACTTCTCCACGAGACAAACGAGTAGTACCATTTGGTGTGATTGTTACATCACCTGTAGATTCAATTCTCTGAAATCCAGTTGTCCAATTAGCAAGACTGCGTACTGTAATTTTTGTTTCCATGCTTAACTCTTTTACAACTTCTGTATTTTCCATCTCTTTCAATTACTTATCCTTTCACAACTAATTATCGTTTACTTGAATTTGTATTTTACAGAATTATACAATTCAATCTTTTCATCTAAATCTTTCGACTTTTGGAATGTCCAATAACGTACACCAGTATTTTTGTTGATGTTAGAAGAAATATAACTTTCGCCTAACCCCATTAAAAAATAGTGTAGTTTTTTGGAATAGCAAAAGTAAATATCGTTCATGATCTATGTCCTCTATTTAACTAATTAATTGCAAAGATATACAGAATTACCATATATCTTTGCAAATAAAAAAGACCCATAAGGTCTACATTTCTTCAACTATTTACGAATTCTAGTAAGTACCAAGTTCTGTTGACAGTTTCTTGTCTCCAAGTAAACCAATCATATATTCTCTTCCTGGAGCAACTAAAGCACCAACTTCAAGGTCATATCTTGTGATTAACTGACCTGTTGATACATCTGTTCCAGAAATAGATGTTAATCCACCTCTTGTCACTGTATAGATTGGAGACTGTCCACCAGCAGGAATTACATATCCAAGTCCCTGTGGTAATACTGTCTGGAAGTCTGTTCCATCTGCATTCATCAGAGAAGTATCATATGGGTTTGGTAATTCAGAAACAACTGCACCATTGTACATTCCCATTAATCCTGTATCGTGGATTTCTTTCATAACGGCTTCAGAGATACCTGTAACAGCAGGTGTTGTTCCCTGATATCCTGCGAATGCATTAAGCTGAGAAACTAAAGCATAATCACCAGTGATAGTTGGTTTTCCAAAACGTCTTACAGGTGTGATAACTCCATCAACACCAGTTTTTGTTAATCCGTCTCCCTCGAAGAAGTATTTAACTCCATCTGCATGTTTGATTGCTTTGTAGATTGTTTCTACAACATAAGCAGCAGCTTTGTTTCTGATTTGAATAGCGATCTGATTCTTTAACTCGTTTTCATCGCTCATGTCACCAGTAGCAGCTTTTCTATAATCTACTGCATAACCAGCAGAAATAGCTACTGTAGCGATAGGTGTTCTTTTCTTTCTGATTACTGGGAAGTTAACATCTTGACCTAAAGCCTGTTTGTTTGCTGGGTTTCCAACAAATTCTGGGATTTCAACTTCGCAAGAATCGTTATATCCGATTGCTTTATAATTTCCATAGATGCTTAATAATTTAGCTTCTTGAAGAATCTGAGGTTCCATTGAGAAACGTCTGATTTCGTTTAATTCAGAAACTGCGGATAAATCCCCAGCAGAAGCTTTACTATTTAACTCTTTAATATAGTTAGCAGCCTGATCTGCTTTTTTCCCGAAACGTTTTAAGTCTTTTCCATCTCTCATTGCAGAGAAAATTTCTACTACAGGAGATTTTGTAGACACACGACCGCTTGCAAAGTTTGCATCCTTACGTTCGTTGTTTAATTCAAATGTATACATTTATACTATCCTCCTTTTTAAATTAACTATTTTGATACTGACTGTGTAGCTGGAGCAGAAGCAGCAACTCTTACAACAATACCTTTGTGATTTCCAATGATTTCAGTTACTTCTACATATGGTGCAGCAGTAGCTCCCTTAACAAGATCACCCGTTGCTGTAGATTTTAACTTATCACCTTTAGCCACCCCAGTAGGAATCTGTTTTCCATAAATTTCAAGTTCTTTTCCGTCTAATTTATCAAGATCTAAAACTCTTAAATCTGATCCTTTTGCGATAAAGTATCTGTCTAAACCTTCGTCGTCACCAACTTCAATATTCATTACTACCTGTTTAGCGTTAGCGGCTAAAGCAAATGTACCTTCTGTTACTGTTCCAAAATCGCCATTATAAACATCTGTTCCTGCAACAGCTTTTACATATGGGTATAATTTCTCGATTTCAGAGATATTGCGGAATTTAATCATTTTTATCTATCCTCCTTATTAAAAAATACTTACATCTTCGTCATCATCAACAACTTCGATAGATTCACATACCTCAGAAAAAATATCTTCAACTTTTTCTGAATTTGTTTCTGCTGTAGGCTCTGTGGCAGATGCCTGCTTCTCAGCTGCTTTCTGCTGTGCTACAATATTCATGCAAATCTTAGATTTGATAGAGTTAACTTCAGAAGCAATTTCGTTTAACTCGTCAATATTTTCGCAAGAGTTAATATCAGATTTTAATTTGTCGATATCTTCTTTTGCGACAGCTTTTTCGTCTTCATTGAACTCGCTTAAAGCTTCGTCAACTTCACCTAATTTTTCTGCAACTTTAGCTTTTGCAATTTCTTTTCTAAGAATTTCGATCTGTTCCCATGCTGTCTCATTCTCTGTCTTTGTGTCTTCAAGAGCTTTCTGTAATTTTTCGACACTTGCATTAAGTTCGGAAATCTTTACATCCTTTTCTGCGATAACAGAATCTTTCTGCTCAATCACGGAATTCTGCTCAGAAATTTTCTCTTCTAATGCAGATTCTTTAGAATTGATTTCAGAAATTGTTTCTTTGATAGCAGAAGTGATTTCTTTCATATCAATTGTTCCGTCCATTTTCTGTTTGTCCTCCTTGTTTTGATTTTCGTTTAATTCCAATACAATAGAAGAGGTATCAGCTGGGTTCATTACCATATCCCAACCAGAGTGAATGAATTCAACAGGAATTCTCCCTGTTTCTCTCCATCCATTCATATAAACAATTCCTGTATTACCTTTTGCTTTGAAAATTTCTACGCTACCTTCTACGGCAACGCCATTGTTAAGATCTTCTTCAAGATTTGCAACGAATTCTGGATAACACATTTCATCAAGATATCCTTCACCGCATACACATCTCTTTGTTTCACCTTCGTAATCAATGTCGTCAATATAGCCTCTTGTAAAATGTCCAACAACACTTGCATTTCTAAATGTTATTAAGCCATCTTCGTTGACACCAGTTTCTCCGTGACCGCAGATTATTGTTCTGTTTTCATCTAAAAATTCAACACGAACGCTCATGTCTGTGATACTGCCGAGTTGTGGCGCACAATATTCCTCTAAAAAGGTAATTCCATTTTTGTTATATTTTGTTCCGATACCATTTTCTACTGATTCAGGAGGCTGTAATTCGTACAATACGGCTTTAAATGGTCTGCGCCCATTTTTGTATTTCTTTTCAGATAACTCTACGATTGCCATGTTGTATCCTCCTTTAAAAAGTTTTGTATAACAAAAAAGCCGATTAAATAAAATCGACCTTTCATTATTGATATTTATTTAGAGTCACTTGGACTTGGGATATTGTTCCCATTATTATTTCTACTTCGAATTGTATTTTCGGTAGGGTTGTCCGTAGTTGGACGACCGCCTTGATCATTTGTATTATTTGAAGAATTAGTATAGGCGGTCATATGTGGTAAATATTTTTGATATACACCATCTTCGATTTCTTCATCTAATACATTAAAATATGCTTCTGGGTTAATTCCTGCACTAGCAACAAGATAAGATAAGGAACCGCTTGCCTCTGAATATAATGTTTTGCACATATCAAAGAATGTCTTGCGATTTACAAAAGAAGTAGGGAAGTAGTAAACTTCCACTGGATTGTTTTGATCTTTAATGACATTTTTGTTAATGACGTAATTTAATTCTTTTTGCCATTCATACACCCATGTATATACTTGGGCGGTGATCATTTCGAGGTTATTCGCTCCAGCTCCAAAATTACCTGATTCCATTGCACCAAGTAAAGAAGCGCAAATACCTAAATCCAAAGAGATTTGATTGCTAAGATTTGATTCATTTTTATCATTAAAAATATCTGTAGAAACATCTAAAGAATTGATCTTTGTTCCTGCGGCAACGCTAATGAAACTTAATCCACCTTTGTTGTTTTTGTTAACTACAGCGGTTTTAACATCATTATGTTGGGCTTCCTGTTGCTTTTTGGTTAAAGCACAAAGTCCTTTTTCTTTCCCTTCTGGGAATGTCTGATAGACAACTTTATTGTTCATGTCATCCAAAACATTTCGTTTTGTGTCTGTAAAATAATCTTTATATAGTACATCCTCAAGAGCAGCAATAACCAATGATCTTCCCCAAGGTTCTGAGTCTTTGCATTTGATTTTTCTACACATTGTTTTATCCGAATTTAATATTAACCAATTGCCGTTTACGCCATTACTTTTCTTGCGATCGTAATACCCTTTCCTGATTTCTTCTGGATACTTTTTAAGTTTTCTTTCCCGTGTATCGTTTGTGAAATCATCAAAATATCTCAAGTCAAAACCAACAACAAATCGCCCATTTTTCTTACCAACAATTTTACAATACTGCCAAGGCAAAGAAATAATAGAGACATTGACACCGATGTCATTTATCTCCATAATACGCTCAACATCAAAATCATTCATGTATTTTGTATGATCAATATCGGATGGTCTTACTTTGGTTTCGAAGTAATAAAACGCAATTCCGTCTAACATCTCGGTATGTAATGCATCTCTAATGAAATGTTTGTCGTCGATTGTCTCAAGGGTAGAGCGCATTAAGCGTTTATTATTTTTTGCCTTGTTGTTATTTTTCTTTTTTGCTTTCGATTTATTGATTAATATACTATCAAGACATGGCAATGCAACCATATAGTCAACAGAATTTGTAACAACTCCGTTTTTTGTATACACAAAATTTGACAATCTAATGGCGGTTTCGTGGTTTTCAATTGGATTTCTTAAAACACTGCGTATTTCTTCTTTATTAAAATAATCATAAACACCACATTGAAAGATAGCGTTAAATATATCTGTTGTTGTATATTGATAACTGTTGTATTCATATGTAGTGTCTTGCTTTACATTTTCTTCCATTTTCCCTCCTTCCATTAGTTTACAAATGTTGCGTATCCGTATTCTTCATCTGTAGTTGCCATATCTAATTCCAACTGGTCTATAAAATATGACCCGTAACTACATGAAGAATATCTATCTTTTCGGTTATTTCCACGTTCCTTAATTCGGATACCACCTGTGGTTAGTTTTTCATATTGTAATTCTGCACATTCACTAACAAGTGCCTGAGTCTCTAAGAATGGTCGCTCAAAGTCAAATACATCATCGACTTCAATAGCCTGTCTGTACTCTTTGTTCTTAGAAAGAATTTCCTCTTTTGCGGTTTCAAAATTAACAAGAAAATCAATCTTTCCTTCGACCAGATTCTTTCTGAAGTTCATAGCAATATCACTGTTCAGGTTTTGTGTACCATTGATAGCATAGATGCATGGTTTTGCGTCTGGATCTTGACACAATCTACCGTATTCATCGTTGTTCATACATTTTAATGGGGCGTATTCAACACTGCGATCTTCATCGTATAGAACTTTTTGTAAAGAATACAGAATTTGCAAACCTCCGTTACGCACATCAATTACTATATAATCAGCGTTAAAATCTTCATATAACTGACGTATTCTAATTGCCTGTTTCGTTGTATCACCTATCTGGTTAGATTCTATATAAGGGAATTGTCTACGATATCCTTGTTCCATTTGCTTATCGCCATACGTCATTGTTTCTGGGATAGCACGAATACAAGAATAAACTGAATTGTCGTTCTGAGAACCTGCTACGAATGCAATATCGCCTGCGATAACTCTTACCTCATTGTCACGTTTAGGGATTGCATAGCGGTTTTTCTTATTGATTTGAACATCCAAATTATTTCTTGGATAAAAGACTTGTTTTGAAATTTGCCGATTCATCAGCATAGAATATGTAAAATATGCAGAATCAGATTCTTTGATTCTAAGGTTTAAGAACTCTACCTTCCAACTGGTAGGATCTTGCTTTTTCTTTTCTTTGATCAACTGTTGTCTTGTTTTGAATCCATGTTTTAGGCATATGCTTTCGTCGAATGCTAATAGCATACCCTTCCCATGTTTTAACATTAATTCATAATTCATGTCTACAATTGTCCACATCCAATGTGTAGGGTCTTGCCAAGATGAGCTAATATAGATATCAACAGGATCTTCTTGCAAGATTTTCGCTAAAACTGGATCATCTTTATATTGTGGAAGCTGTATATAACCTGGCTGACGTACCATCTGAAATGGAGAAATGACATTATCTTCAATGTTTTTCTTAATCTGTCTAAACTCTTCTCTAATAGCAACATTTGAACGAATACCACGGGCGTTATCATTCGCTGTGAACACTTTAATTGTAGATCCACTACGGAATTTAACAACAACGTCTTGTCCATTGGTCTTAACGTATTCAATTTCTGCTCTTAAAACAGCGGATTTCTCCATTAATTCACCTTGAATTTTTTCAGTAATAATCAATTTACTCTGTCCACGAGTAGCAGAACCAATAACAACTTTTGATCCTGGATAAAGAATTGCTCTACAACATGCATATAAGGCAATTAAGAATGATTTTGCATCATTACGTGCTGCAACAATACAAATTGAGTTAGAAACACCCATATAATATAGTGATAACTGTTGATATGGATATATTGGAATTTCTAAGTAATCTTGCACAAATCTGTGTAAATTTTTCCTAAAAAACGTACACCATGCTAGTGTATGCATAACATTTGTTGGATTACTTAAATAATGCGTAGATGGGAATTTTTTATACAATTCCTTTTGATATTCATCGGCAGGAAACTGTTCAATCATTTTACTAAGACGTCTGGCAGCAGTCTTTTTACTTACTTGTTTATTCATCGTCTAAATCCTCATCATCAGGAATAAAATATTCCTTATCTCTATCAGAAGATCCATATTGTAAATTTCTTAATGGACGTAACATAAATCTGTCCACATAGTCTGCCAAGTCATCATAGTCTTCATATAATGGTTTATCTTTGTAAAATTCTTCGGGCGTATATTTTGATATAGTAGCCAATGTTACTCCAAGAGTGGTGTTCTGACTTTCATCTTTTTCTTCGACTGTTTTTAGACCTGCATCGTTGAATGTTTTAGAATACTGACTGCTAAGGTCGATATATTTCTTTGAATCACCTGCTTGTAAAGCACGTATTTGCAACATATATAAATTACATAATGATTTTACGAAGATTTCTTGGTTTTGGTCAATGTTTGGATTATTGTCTTTTAGCATATTATAATGTTCATCCAGATTCTTATAATCCGCCTGTGTAAATCCAGCTCCCCATCTCTTAGTAGCTGAACCAGAAATAGATATGTTATCATCATTTACAGCTTGTTCTGCACTCATAACATGATCATATCCATCTTCATAAAATTTCGTCTTCATTCCATCAAGATATGTATTACCAACCTTTGTTGTCTGATGAAGATTACGCTTTGAAAGATATTGTGAAAATGTAATTGGTTGATTTTCAACCTTTGCATTTTTGTATGCGTCAACATGAAACACTACATCAAATTGCTGACACACATGCTTAATTGCGTGGACTTCATTTCCATTGTAGTAATTAATCAACTTCTGTAGATATAAGTCCATACAATCATTACAGATATTGATATACCCATCATTACTCTGGTATAAAGGAGAAGGAGATTTAGCGAAATGGTTTCTCTGATTATCCCAACTCTTACCACAGCATGTGCATTTATATTTTTTATCTACCCTAGTAGATCGCCTTGGCATCTCAAATTGCACGTCTCTATTAATGTACATTGGGGCTTTTACCAATTCTTCTGGCGTTAATTCTCTTGCCATAAGTCCCTCCTTTCCTTATATAATAGAAGAACAGTAGATGATATCATTCACCTACTGCATATAATTCATAATATTAAAATCTCCAAAGATCCTTTAACAGATATTCGAAAGTCAACATAGTTGGCAAAACTTCAAAATGTTTATCTTCCATAATTTTAGCAACGATATCCAAGTCAGATACATCTTCTTTGCTGATCGGAATATCATCTTCATCTTCATATCCAAAAAGCCAGATATCAGAATCAGAGTAGAAGTTTAATACAAAATCTACAATATCCTGAGTAACCTCTTCTTGATATAAATAAATGGAAGTTCCCTGTAAAGAATCATTATATTTATCATATAAGAAAACTCTCAGACTTCCATCATCAAACATTTCAAGACAATATGTGGCATCGTCTTTTTCCATATTAATCTTATGTGGAGCATAGTCAAGTTCTGACATTGCAATGGACAATATATAACGAATTGTCTCAGCGTTTGCAATGATATCTACACAATTATCTCCATCGACCAACTGATCGTTAACTGTAAATAAAAGCTCAATTTGGTCTTCGAAATCTGTAATATTCAGATCCTCATATTTGTTATATTTATCTTTATAAGAAATAACAATCACTCCAATCTTATTTGTTTACCGCATCTTTTAATGAAGCAGAAATTTTGAATTTTGGAGCTTTCTTAGCAGGAACATTGATTGTTTCACCTGTTCTTGGATTTCTTGCAACATGAGCTGGTTTATCTTCAACAGTAAATGTTCCAAGCCCCATTAAGCGAACACCTTCTCCAGACACAATGGCATCAACGATACATTCAACAACTCTATCTAATTCTTCTTTTGCCTCGATCTGAGTTACTTTGCGTCCTTCTGTTGCTGTTTTCTTTGTTGCAATACTTTTAATTAAATCTTTTGATGTTGTCATAGTTTAATTCTCCTTTTTATAATTAATGTTTTGTTTTTGACTATTTTCTACGATTTCTCTAAAGAGAGTAGCCGTAAATTGTTGATAATTAAAATGTTAATTCGTTTAACATTTTTGTTCTTTCTGCCAACATGCCATCTCTGCTCATATAAGACATAAGCGGAGTACAAGTTGGATATTTAATATCAAATACAGTTATCAAAAATTCTAACCGTTGTCTTAATGGCATATCTGTTCCTAAATACAAAATATCTTGTTCTTGTAAAAATTCCAGACGCTCATTATAATCTTTTTCCAAACTATCTCTAGTTAATTCATTTGTTTGGATCATAAGATAATTCCTAATATCCTGTGCTTTTGCACCAGTTGCAATAACATTTAGGAAATTTGCTTCTCTAGCAAAATCATATTTATCACCATAACGACCGCATTTCCTAAAAATATTTTGAGATAATGCTTCACATAGTGGTTTATAATTTGATCGTTCAGAAATACGTATTTCCCACCATTCTTTATTATTTGCAACAATATCTCTCATCAACATGAAATAACGACGAACAATTTCACCTGTTTCTGTACGCTCTACCATAGCAAGAGATTCTGCCATGTATATCGTCAATATATACTCCGTTGTATAAAAATACCCATTATTTACGGCTTTCCGTTTTTGACAAGCCGTAACAAAGTCAGTATTTTCTTGAAATTTATATGTATTGATACGACGTTTTATCCATTTAGAATAATTTGCTTTAACTTCTAGTTGTTCGTGTAATGTTCGTGCGTCAACACAGAATCCTTTAACTTCCATATTTTCAATTAAAACTGGAAGTTTCTTTTGGTATTTCATTACCAATTTAATTTCGTCATCAGTACAACCTAAGCGTTGCAGTTCTTTCTTAGTAAAATATTTTGCCAAGAATTCCTCCTTACAATAGAAGAAGTAGGAAAACAGCCTACTTGATAACGACAAATCAAAGTACAATTGAAAGCCGTATATTTATAGAAGTGGAGCAGAAGAAGTAATATCATCTGCTCATAATAGGCAGTCTGTCCGACCTGTTTTGAGAGATTGATCCTAAAAATGACTGCCGAATTGCTAATTTAACTGTATCTTGAATGATGCTGTATGTCCTTCACGTTCTGTGAACTCAAATAACTTGCAAGCACTCTTTGACCCTTTAAAAATACTGTCTGCATAAGGATCGCTACCTACAAAACTTGGGCACACTAAAATTTCCTTATCGCATGTAATACCTTCGCTGAGAGATTTTTCAAGCATTCCATGGTAATGACCAACCAATAAGAAGTCAATATCTTCGTTATAAATAGACTCCATATTTTGAATGGCACTATCAATTCCTCTTAAGGTATGTCCATGCATTGCAACCATATTAAAGCCAGCGATAGGAATGTGGATACAATCAGATTCCAGATCAAGATGTACTTCAACACGATCATTATTTGCCAAACATTCATTGATGTAATTACCAATAATATACTCAAAGTCTTCCGCACATAACTCAGAAGCTCTTGTTCCTATAGGTCGTGTTTGGCTATGATTGCTTCGACCTACGCAATAATATTCAATTTCAACATATTTGGATAATTCATTTAAGAAATGTGAAATGATTTTTGAAATATCAACAACTGCCTTAACAACGGCAGAATCGTTTAATTTAACGTCAGTAAGACGTAAGATGCCCTGAATATCATCACCTAATGTGACGACTTTGAGCTTAGAAATACCAAGCCTATGTACCAGTGCGATAGTTTGAGATAATAATTTCTGAAATCTTTCAATGCAAATCTCTGGAGAATATTTATTATTAATACTTTCAAATACTGCATTGTAATGGATATCTGCGATAGAAAGCACATATCCTTTAGATTTATTTTCAACTCTCAGAGGCTTAAAGTCTGGGTTTGGTAGCATCTGAATTGCTTCAGCCACATATTCATTGAACAACTCAAAACGACTTTCTTGGCGAGAAATACGATTTCTCTCTAAATTAACTGTCTGTAATTTCTGTCGTTCCTTACGAATTCTTTCATATAATAACTGATCTTCAGATTTTTCATCGTTACCAGATTTTTGCTTGCTGCGAAAATAAGCATCTCTGAATCTACCACCAAATGGAGTAGAAGAGGACTTGCGAATTGTATCGCTTGCACATTGTACATGATATTTTTCTTTAATTTCCTGCCAGTCGATATCAACTACACCGTCAAGTTTTGAATCAATATCTGCACAGACAGCCTCATATGTTTCTGGAGTTAATCCGATTTTTGCTAATTCTTGTTCAAAATTAATACTGATAAATCTTCACTCCAATCTATTCTTCATCAGAAGGTAAACCTAGATCTAACTCTTCATTGATTTTGGTAGAGAATTGGAATTCTCCGTTTTCACCATCAACGTCTTTTAATAAGTCTTTAAAAGATACATTTCCATCTTCTGTTTCAATAACTCCTTTTTCTAAATCAATAAATCCAACAGCTTTAACTGTTGTTTTTGTAGTTTTTGTATATGACACTGATTTTTTTGCCATCTTCATTCTCCTTTGCTCTGTTAAATTATTTTTATGATTTACAATTATTTTTTTGAAAAACCTCTACACACTTGACATAAAATGTGATATAGTGTATATAGGGGAATTTTAAACATTTTAAAAAATGAAAAATTTAAACTGCTTTTGATAAAAATAACATATTTTCATCTATTTTATCTGCATTTGGATTGTATCTGAAATCTTTCCAATATTTTATTTCAGCATCAACTCTTGCTTTAACTGCATCTTTGATGTTGTCAAAAACTCCAAGTCGAATAACAGTATTGTTGTATCCAATACATGCCGACCATTTTCCACTTGATGTTTTAGACACTCCAGGAACTATATTTTTCCCTGTAGTATGTATTTCACTATAATTTTTGTTGGCTGCATTTTGTACGGTAGTACATCTCCTTAAGTTTGATTTTCTACAATCATATCGGACACAATTTATATGATCCACATCAATCTTTTCACGATCCTTAATATCCATAACAACTCTATGTAGTCTTATAATTTTTGTTGTGTATTTGTCATCTTTTAAAGTATGTGCGCATACATATCTGCCGTCATACCACCAACAATAATCTTTAATTTTATCATAGTCTTCTTTATCAAAGAAAAAATAAGTGTTATTTTGACAATATCCAATTCCAAAGCCATAAGAATCTAGGTCGTAGTTACAATAATTTTTTGTTGCGATTCCTCTAGTTTCTTCGTAAATACAGCCACATGATTTAGTTGATCCATTTCGAAGTCCTTCTCCGACAACATCGCATTCATTACCACAATCGCAAATACAATGATACATTAATTTTTTCCGAGTACCAGATCGCTTAGTCGATTCTCTTAAAACAGTTAATCTGCCAAATCTTTTTCCAATCATCGGTACTTTACCAGTCTGTGGAACACCTTTTCGCTTTTTATTGTTTTCTTTTCTAATACATCCACAGCTTTTAGTTGGATTTGTTTTACGTCTTAATGACTGAGCAGCAACACTAATGATATTGCCACAATCGCATAAACATTTCCAATATGTTCTCTTATTCGATAATGGATGATCATAATCTTGTTCTAAAACTGTAAGTCTCCCAAATTTTTGACCTGTTAAATCAATCTTCATATTTTTACCTTGTCCTTTCGTTGAATAATTTTAAGTAAAAAAATATAACTATCATTTAATTTTGACAGTTATATCTGTAAGATCTTTATTTAATTTATCTGTGTTTTCAAAAATAAAAACACTGGCATTCTTTAAATTATGATTTTTCTGCAAATCAACAATTACATTTCCTTTTTTTAATAATTGTTTTGCGATAAAACCATTAAAAATATGTTTTGTATTTATCTTTATCAATCCTTTCGATATATTAATCTAATAAATCCGCAAGAGCAGCAGTCTCGCTTCGTTCTGTAGTCTGTAACTGAACGTATCCAAATTTATTATGCCCTGCTAATTTTTGAACAGTATATAATAAACCATTATTCATTCTAAATAATGTAGAATCTGTTTGTTTAAAATCTCCATTCATCCATAAAGCGGATCCTTCGCCAACTCGTCCAATCAATAGTTGTACGTGTTCTTTTGTTAAATTTTCTGCTTCACTAACATAAATGATTGAGTTTTTTATATCTCTACCACGCATATATCCAAGATATTCAATCTCAATATTTCCTTGAGCAATTTGAAATTCTAATCCTGTTTCTCCTCCAAGATGATCTGCTAACGGAGCAGCAAACGGTAATAATTTTTCAAATTTTGTTCCTGGTATAAATCCGATTTCACTTGCATCTTTAACACCGATAGCATTACGAACATAAATTAATTTATCAAATTTTCCAGCTTCAATTAATTTTAAGGCATTGGATAACATAATGTAGTCCTTGCCACTTCCAAATTTTCCTGAGACCATATTGATCGTGATATCTTTGTTCTGTAACATATCGAATGTCAAAGTCTGTTGTGGATTGACAGGTTTCACTTTCCCAATAAATGAACTGTTAACAGTTTTATATGAAATTGCATGATATTCTTCGCCATTCCATTTTCTATAATCCACAATTTCTCCATCAGATTTACGAATAATTAAATACTCATTTACTAACGAATCATAGATATTTTCATTGGTATGAAGATAGAAATAACTCATTTCTTCGTCTGAAAGCGTAACGTCTTTATATCCTGTGTATTCTTCAATATTTTTTACAAGATTAATATCGTTTACACCTTTTGTTGTTAATGCGAAAACATTTCTTGCCAAAAATTTGCAATTTAAATCATCTGTACAGAATATAATCGGAGCAGTGTCTTTATTATATAAGTAAGCTGATGCCAGAATAATATTATCTGGTGTTTCTTCTAAATCACATGATTCAATCACATGTTTGGTAGAAGAAGTAGTTCTAACAACTTCATATTTTCCAAAATTTTCATCAAGTAAATGTGCGATCAATCTTGCTTTATACTTTACTTCTCCATCCTTTTTACCAGATGTTTTGATATTTTCGATTTCTTCAAGAGTCTTCTGTGAAATTACAAATGGCTCTTTAAATGCTGCCTGCTGTAGATTGAGCAGAGCATTGGTATCTAAGAATAATTTATATTCCAAATAAAGTTGATACCACCTTTCTTAAATTTTGTAAGATTATCTTTCTCTATACTTCTTTAGAGCTTTCATTACGCTTCTTTTCTCACTTGCATAGTAAGTAGGATGTCCAGAATACGTCTGATGAATATCAGATTTGTCTTTGAATCCTTTTGAGCGAAGATAGAAAGCTTCATTTTTGGTGATCTTAATTATAGAAGATCCCTCCATTTCATAAAATATTTCCAGTTATGCTTGACGCTGCATATAGCAGTCGTCGTACATATTTACTGGATTTGAAAAAGCTACCTATGTGACTCGAACACATAACCTGCTAATTACAAATCAGCTGCTCTACCAATTGAGCTAAGATAGCAGAAAGGAGTAGTGGATGGATATTAATTCATCCACTAGATACTAACAATGAGAAAAATCTTTGTTGAAAAAAGAACTGACCACCAAACAGCTCTTTGATTGCACAGGTAGGATTTGAACCTACGATCAATAGTGACATTACGCTTCTTTTACATACTGCCATTTATATCCATATGCAGTTTTTCTATTTCCTCTTGCACAAGCAGCTACATTTTCGTGCCTGAATCCTAATGATCGTTCAATTTCTCTGGTACTATTCCATATTTTTACTAATTCATTATTTTTATTGTATTGAGCAGTTTTCTTTGAAAATGTTTTCCTCATTGTATCGGAATATAATTTACTATAACCTAAAACAAATGACGCATGTTGTATTTGTTCATATACTGTAGCCCATTCTAAATTTTCAACATGGTTATTTGCCTTATCCCCGTCTATATGGTTAACTGTGCTTTTCTTTTCTGGGTTATCGATAAAGGTCGAAGCAACAGCTATATGAACTATAATATTTTTTATTTTTCGTTTATTATTGACATATCCATTAAATATGCTAGTTCTACAATATCCCTTTTTATCAAGATAAAATTTTCTGTTGGTTTTATTTATCTTATGTCTAATATTTCCGAAAGTAGATACTTCATATCTATTATATACTTGATCGTGATATTTTAATGTTTTCCAAATTTCTTCCATACACAATCTCCTTCAAAACACAATAGTAACTGTTTAGCTATCCTCTTATAATTAATTGTTAAAATAAAATTCAGCCATACATTGCTCTAAATAATTAGGTTTAGTTTTACTTTTAATTTTAAATAATTCATCTATTCGTTTATTTGCCATTACGCCACTGCGCAAGAAATGGTAGGGACACGAATGTCTCAGCCTAAATGAATTATTATGATGATTTTTAATAGCAGAAGGTGGATTTGAACCACCGATCTTCAGGGCATGAACCTGACGAGATAACCAAACTTCTCCATTCTGCGACAGGGATACCTAGACTTGAACTAGGCTCGAGACAGTCAAAGTGTCTTGTGATACCGCTACACCATATCCCTTTGGATGCATTTTTTGTATAAAATACAATTCCTATAGCTGGATTCGAACCAGCGACTTTCATCTAATGTTATCCTTGCTGTGATGACCCTCTGCCAACTGAGGTATATAGGAAAACTGACACGACAGGAATCGAACCTGCAACACCAACGTCCGTAGCGTTGTGCTCTGTCCAATTGAGCTACATGTCAATAACGAATATGTATTTGCCTCTCATACATACACACTGGCGAGACAATACATATTTCTAAAAAGCAACAGTGTGTAAGTATTGCTTTTCTAGGGCGAACTGAAGTGATGAACTCCATCAGAATATCAGAAGAGGTATACATTCCAATATCCACTAGCCATCAGGGCATTCGCATATTTGTTAATCTGCGCATCGTATGCGTCTCAGATCTAATCGTCCCTGTTGAGGGAATCGAACCCACTCGTGACCGAAGCCATCTGATTTACAGTCAGATCCGCCTCCTTAGCGGGATAAACAGGGATATAAGCCCGTGAGCTCGAAAGACATCACAGGACAAACTAACGCTGCGACTCAGACTCGAACTGAGACACCGTATCACTACGGCTACTAGTAGTTTTCAAGACTGCTGCCTTACCAAAATTAGGCTTATCGCAGCTGAAACGTGCATGAGAGGCTACGACCCTCTGTTACGTGCATTCCCACGTAAGCCTGATTAGCAATCAGGTGCATTAAACCAGCTCTGCCACATGCACATAATTTTTGTAGACCACTCTATAAAAAGACACACATTCTTTGTGCGATCAAAACACCTTGGATTAGAGTATCGCAAGTTTCTACACGAGTTCCACCTTGTACTTCGGCATCACTCTTTCAACGATTTGTGTTTTCTTTTATCAGCTAATAGCATAAATCCACCGATCTTAGTCGGATCACTTCATTTCTTGTTGGGCACGCAAGGTGCAATGTTTTATAATATGGTAAATTACCATACACTTTCATCTTCTTCATCATTATCTGAATTCAAAGACTCATATTTTTCTAATAATCTGTCAAGATATTCATCAGCAATTTCTTGCATTTTAGTGAAATAACCAACAACATCCATGATGAATTCTGGTGGGAATCCGTGATCTCTTGTGTAAATTGATTTTGATTGCTCAATGTCAATCGTATTTCCAATCTCTGTCAGAATCAGATGATATAAAGTTCTACGCTCAATATTCATAAGATCACACAATTCTCTTAGACGCTTTCTATTTTTTAGATACCAAGTATTTGTTGCTTTTGGCAACTCTATATCACTTGTTGGCTGAACAATAATAGAAGAAGTTGTATTCGGTTGAGTCGCCATTACCGTATATGTACCAGTCTTGCGAAGAGACGGTAAAACTTCAGATGTAACCCACTTCTTGAATTTCTTGGCAGATTCTAACTTACTACTCAAGATAAGAGAATAAACGCCTGATTCATTAATAATCGGTGTATTTTGCATTCTGCCGATGGAGTCCTGAATTGGGATTCCATCTATATCTTCCTCGTCTACGTGATCAGATACCGCTTTTGTTGAACGAGAATATCCAAGACATTCTGCGATATCTTTGCCAACAAACCAAGGTTCTCCATTAATTGTCAGAGTTCTCACATTTCCAAATTCTTCATTATTGAATATTGTAATTGCTGTTGTATTCATAATCATTTTCTCCTTTAATATAATGTACAGATGACATTTCGCCATCTGCCAGAATAATAAATGGAGGCTCGGTAATTATCCGAGAAAATATCCATTGGTCGGTGCATACTACTTAATGTGTCCATGAGTCACCGACGAATAATTTGCGTATACATTAAAAGGCGTCCAACACATTTGAAATCAGAGTCATATTACTTCTGTAAATTCTATGGTAAATGTCTATACGCAAGCTCCAAACATACGAGCTTTATACCTCTGTGTTTTGCATGGCGTCCCATACTCACCAAAATATCTTCATTAATGCCCTATAGGCGATATTTCTTACGTGTGATAAAATTAGCTTTTTGTTACTTTACCACATATACTTTACGGTACTTTTTGCCGAATCTCTTGACCTGTGAGTGAGAAGAGAAGTACATGTCGATATGCTTTCCTCTTACTCCGCCACCAACGTCCTGGGCTATATACCAGTGCCCATTGATTCTAACCTTAGTACCTAATTTAATTTTTCTCCTATCAACAGAAATGGTTCTGCCTTGTTTTGCTCTGCGACCTGAAGCAGTTCGATTTCCCCAACCGCCAGAACATGATCGACAACCGCAGTATGCAGTAATCTTGTATGTTCCCAAACATTTAACTTTTTTATTTTTCGCAGAGACAGCAGTAGAAGTAGTGAATCCTCCGACTGCCAGCAGCATTGCCATAACTAATGTGATAATTGAAATTTTCTTTTTCATGATTTCTCCTTTGGTTGCTTTTCAGTTTCCTCTGGAGGTCTACTATATTAATAGAACAGTTGCAAGTCTCGGATACCATCTCTGATTTTTTGTTTTTGATGACATAGACCTCGGAACTCACGGTGTGAAATTTCTTTAGCTGCAAACAGCGTGAGCATTTACACAAAGTGCAAATTGGTACTTTGAGAGTTTATCTGTTCTGATTAATCTTATCTTTCATGTTCTTCCTATTGTTGTACTTAACAAAAGTCTCGAACACCGCATAAACACTGGGCTTAATGGGTGTTCGAAAATAAAAAGGAGAAGTTTTTTGGCTTTTTTTTACTAAAAATATTTTTCGAATTCGATTTCATATAATAGAACGTCACAAACTCCAGATTTTATTTTTCTATGAAGTTGAATATTATTTACATCATGTAAAAGATTATCATTTATTTTTAATTTAACTAAATTAGAATGATAAAATAAAAATTCAAATAAATATTTTTTTGCTTTTAATTTGTTGGAATCAATGTATTTTACCAATCTGTACATTGTATGTGGATTAATTCTATATTTAGACAATTGTTCAAATATTTTATTTTTTTCATGCAATATCATATTGCATTTAACATCATAAGAATATGTATACTTATCTAATTCCATTATCTGAACAGACGTTGTAAACAAACCCTCGATAGAATTTATAATAAATTTAATTTGATCTTGATATACTAACTTTTTATTATAATCATCTGGCTTAAAAAGTTCAGACAACATGATTTTTTTCTTGGATCGTCTAGCAGGACTAAAATCGTCAATTATTTCTTCAAGATAATCCATGGCAGTATCGCATGATTTATTTATTATATTTTTCTTTTCATCATATCCTTTAATTTTTGAAATAACACCTAAAAAATATGCTTGCATTTTTAGTCCTGTGTCTTTATCAAATTTGATATGTCTGTTTTGGATTTTTTTAATTTCTGCTTTGGAATCAACATCAAATTCTTTTTTTGCCTTGTCAATCTCAATACAAGACATTACGTCTAACTGACAAATATCAAAATATAGTCTTTTAAATTCTTTATCTGTAGTGTATAAATCCTGAAGAGTTTTTTTGCTTTTATTTGCAATATCCCACAATTGACTGTTTAATTGTTGAGATAAATTAATAATTTCTCCGATTAAATTATTACTTGTTCTAATATCCAAATCCGCTTGATCTTCAGGAGTATATTTGCGTTGAACTTTTCTTGCATGAACATTAGAAGTTGGAACTTTAAACACACAATAATTTTTTTTTGCTGCCTTGAGCAGTATTTTATTATTAGTAATCAGCATCTGATCAGAATCAAAATCACAACCGCTAAGTCTTTCAAGAATATTATCGTTTATGGAATTCAGACAAACGATTTCATCGGTTAAATTAAAATACGTCATAATTGAATTAATATGCTTGTTTGTTGATACAAGAATATTACCAATAGTAACATGTGGGCTTCTACAGCATAATAATTCTTCTTTATCCGCAAAACGAGTGTTAAAAATTTCTCCTGGTTTTAAAGACGGCTTTTCATCGTCAAAAAGTCCAATTGAAAATTGTAACATTTCAAGAGGGTTGCCTAATAGAACAGAATAGTTACCATTTACAAGCACATGTCCCTTTTTTAAATTTTTACGATAAGATAGCATTAATGCTCTTTTAAATTTTTTAAACATATCAGTGCATTCAAATTTTGGGCATATATTTAACATAGTATAAATAACGTCATTCATATTCTGGGGGTCATCCATGTGTTGAGATTGACATTTGATATGATATTTCAAAACATCAATATCGGTATTTAATTTATTCATATAATCAAAAGATTGTTGTAAAAACTCTTCCATCTCAGTTTTCGATAATTGCAAAGTATTTAACAATTGATAATGTGTTTGCACCATATCTCCATCAAAAAAATGCGTTTTTTTCTCATGTTTTACAACCCCGAACATACTTGGTAAATTGTTTAGCCATTGCTCCATTGATCCGAATTTTAAATATTTTACACTATTTGGAGTTGTAATCATCTTAATTTCAGATACATCGGTTGCAAGTGTAAAACCATTCAATTGTGAAATATCTGTAATATTGTTATCTTCAAACCATTTTTGAATATTTGTATTAAAGCAACATGATTTAAAAAATTTATTTCTTAAAAGAAGCATTCCATAACAAGAATATTCCCCCATAACAGATTCATCAATCAAACTCTGCCCATCCCAAATTGAATTATGTATCTCAATTGTTTTTTCATTAGTATGAAGCCAACCGTCATCACCAATCGTTGTTTCAATCACAGTATCATTAAAAACACTTTCATAATCATCAATGATTAAAATTGATTTTGGATCGATTTCAATAACATCAATGATACTACTTGTTGGAAGAGCAATATATGCTTCAAGAGCTGCGAGATCAATTTCTTCTCCATCTTTTACTTCAAGACCACACAATCCCCATTTTTGCATATGTTTTGATAAATGTTTTTCAATGAACAAACATTTTCCAACACGGCTACTTCCTGACGATCTTTTAAATCTTACATAATCTCTACCATCACATTTAAATCCATCTTTATATAAAATATTTCTTAAAGCTGCAACATCAACAATGGTTTTGTTGGTAGAAGTTTTTAGAATATACATAATTTTATAAACAGAAGTTTCTTCGTCAAATTTTTCTTGATAGCAAAATTGTGGCGGTAAATTATCGCATATGAGTCTCTTATCTATCCATCGATCTGTCCTGACACCTATGACTTCTCCAGTTGAAGCATCTTTACAAATACAATTTTTAAATTCATTTTTAGATAATTCGTGTCCAAATTTCATATATGTATCAACTTTGATTCTGTTAAATTCTTTTACACTATAGTTAAATGTAACATTTATTACCATATTACTGTATTCTTTGGTATTGTCATGTTCATCGAAAAATGAAAAAACCCTTTTACCGATTCCAAAATTTTTCCCGTTACTGGCAACATAGTTTCTTAATTCAATTAAATCTAAGCTGAAGTCATATGTGTTAATATATTTTCTCAAATTCGGTTTAAACCCATGATCCGTCTTTCTTAGCAGAGAGTACCCTTTCGTACTCTCTTCATTCTCAGAAATTTGATGATTTGAAATATACAAATCTTTTGCATCAATGCTTGGGATTTGCAATGGATTAGTATTAATACTTTTTGTCATTCATAACTCTCCTTTGTATTCTTTTCGATGAATCGGATTGGCATCTCATCAGATGTGTTAATTTTTTCGATTATACAATTTGACAGTTCATTTGCAACGTATTGCTTCCAATTGGTATTAGGTAAAGGTTGTTTCCATTGATATAAAAAAGTATTTGTAATTTTCGATAACCCATCTGGATTAAGCAAATCACTGGAAATCAAAGGAATGTCTGTATGAAAAGTCATTTCATTGCTAATATTCTGAATCTGTGTATCAATTTCATACCATGGTAAATATGGTTTCTGCGTTTTGATATCATAAATACAGTCATGGAGTACATTATGTTTTACTTCAACATGCAAATAAACCATAAATGGTTCGACTACAATATTTGCTGTCCACAAATTATTTGCCGATTTATTCAAATAATTCACGAGTTCTTCAAAAACACTATATATATTGTTTTCCATTAGATATAAAAATCTACCTTTGAAAATTTCCCATGCCTCATAAATTGAATCCCTAAATTCTTCAATATCTACAATATGATTTTCTAAACGAATTTTACTTATAATAAATTTTTTGTATGTAAAAGAAATATTCACGCCTCTTGTTGAAAATTCATCAATGCTAAGTTGCAATGAATATGGTTCGCAATTAAATTTATTTTCATATACACGTAGTGTCTCAACGATATTTTTTACCGAAATAAGCAATTTCTCATCTTTACTTATGTCTTTTTTTAGTTTTGATAATGATTTCCAAACACCATATCTTTGATCAATATCGTCAAGGCGTTGCAGGGTATATTCTATATGTTTTGTAATACGCACACGATCTGTACGAATGATTCTTGCGTCAATTAAATCGGATGTGATTAACATATAGTCATTATTTTTATCAAAAAAAGACGTCTTTAATGATGCTGTAAAATTCCAATTAGAAACTCGTATAATACGAGGAAATTCGAACGTACACTTGATAAATTTACATTGATGGTTTTTTAATACTTGTAAACTTTCAAAAACTTCGCCATAAAAAACTTTAATCTGAGATAAATATTCAATATCTCTTGAAGATAATTTAATCTTTTCTCTTGACGGATTATCATTATCATAATTTTGAAATTTTAAAATTGTTGGGAAGTAGAATGAAGTATCATTTACTTTTATTAACATACTAAGAGATGTTATTAATTGATTTACTTCATTTTGAGTAATAACAACATTAACATCTTGAAACATCTCATCAATCTGATCGGTTATTTTATCTGCCAATTCAATATTTTTATCTTGATGCACAATTAAAATTGGTACATATCCTGTGTTTGCCATTCTATTCATCACCTTCGCTTTCTTCAAAAATCATGTCTGTCATCCGTTCTATTTCAGTTCTTGGTTTTTTGAAAGCGTTTTTATGTAAACTTTCTGCCTTGATCTGGCAATAAATATCTTCCGTAATCATTTCTCTGGTAGCAGCAGAACGACACATTCCTGTACAAAACAGCACGGCACCGCCAATCAAAATCGTAGATAAAACTATCATTCTACTGCACCTCCACTGTATTTGATTTACCGCTTAGGTAATCGCCTGCACATTCAAGAAGCTTGTAGATAGTATCAGCAGATTCAATATGTATATCAAGATCGCCAGCTGTTTCAAGCTCAACTACCTTAGCCATCAGAGCAGTTCTAAGAGAATATCTCTTTGCCGTGATTTGTAAATCATCTTCAAACTGATGCCAGATTGGGAAATCTCCTGTCTCTTTGGCAATTGAAAGTGTCACTGTAAATGTTTCATCCTCTTTGCCGTTTTCATCATTATGTCGGGCAGTAGCTAAAATTTTATGCTTTCTGTGATTGATCGGAATCTCAATGGTTGTCCCAAGGCTTTTATAACTGCGCTGTGGACGATTCTTTTTCTTCATTGTCTTCTGTTCTGTGTATTTTTCTTTATTAAATTTTCTGGATTTCATTGAAAAGTCTCCTTATTTATGTATTTGTTTAGTTTAATTATTAATTTGTGTTTATTATGTATTTCAGTAATTCATGCTTACTGTTCTGGTATAATATTCTTCTCAATCTTTCGCCAATCGTTGGGAAGAGATACCTTGAAATAAATGCCACGGGCACTCGTGCTTTCTTTGACCATTTTGCATATCAACGTGTGCTTGTGAAACCGCAGCAATTCTTTTACTTGATACCATTTAAAACAATAATCAGTGCCACCTGATCGAATATTGCTTAAAATATCGTTGATGAAAATACGATAATACTGGTCATGCGTTGGCTTATAGACTACAGAATCTGTTGTACTATCTCTTACTCGAATACCATCATTTCTTTTTAATCTTTTCTTTGAAGAAGGAGTAGTGCGTAGTCTCTGTGCTGCAAGTTTGACTGCGAACTGTTCTTGTGTAATGTTCTCAAATGAGATACGATCAGAAGTAGCCAATAAGTCTTTGAGTTCTGTATTTAATTGTTTTGTCATGAAAATTTGTTAGATCCTTTCGTTATGTATATTATTGTTTAGTTAATTTTTAATTTGTGTTTACTTGATTACTCACAATGCTGCCAACAAAGCGATTAATCAAGGTTTTCTAAATCAGAAGAAGCATTAGTTGCTTTCCCAAATTCTCCGTAAGGTTTTAACTGTAATTTAATTTCTTCGATTTCTTTTTTATAATCGTAATTGGAATCCAAGCGATATTCTTGAGTTCCGTCATATTTATATTTATTTGTAAAAGCAATTCGACTATATACAACTCTATCAGTGCCAGGAAGAGTTTTGAATAATTGCTCATGATAGATAATCCCTGCCTCATCAAGAACCTTAACACATTTTTCAATAGTAGTTCGATGTAATCCAAGTTCCTTTCCGATATCATCATATGTTTTCACATATGTTTCTGGTCTTTTCTTTCTATTTTTTTTCGAATTAAAATCTTCTGAAACTCGCATGATAATATTGTATCTTAGATATGCTAACACGAGTAATACATTCCATATTCTGGTATTATATGGCATTGAATTCGTCTTATGTAATCGGAGCAAGTATAAGAACTCGAAGTTATAAATTATACCGTAATGTTTCTTTTGTAGGAATAAATTTTCTTCAGTGTTTTCATTCGGAACATTATATAATGTAAGCTGCTTGATTGGTGATGCAACTTTTTTAACATAGCCTTTGTCTTCAATTAATTTCATAAATTTTTTAACTTGTTCATTGATGCCTGATGAGTTGTAATTCTGTGAAAAGCTCATTTGGCGCACGAGTAAATTTGTATTATAAAGAATCGGTGGTTTTTCTGGATTCCATTTTAACATCATATTGTTTGCTAACGCCATTTGAAATAATATTCTTTTTTCTCCAAACTCTGGATTGTAGATTAGAAAATGTGGAATAACATGAAAGTTCTGTCGTTTTCCTTCGGGTTTAATTTGTTTCATAAATAATTCTCCTTTGCTATCTTGGTTATTAACTTGTGTGTAGACAAAATCTCAGCATAAGTACAACAGGTGTTGATTTGATAGACACGTCTAAATAGCTAGACAAATAATTTTTAATCGCTCAACCGACAATATTAACTATAAGAGACGTGTTATCTATATAGGACATATTACCTATACAAAACACGGGAATATAAATATTCCCTACCTATTTTTTGTTTCGGTCGCTGACGCTTACTCAACGAAAAAATTCCGTGTTCGCTGACGCTCATCTCTTTTCTCTTTTGATCTTTCATCTGTCTTTTCTTTTTATCTGTGTTATCTGTCTTGACAATTGTATTGATCATCTTTTAATTTCTCCTTTCTTTGTTTGTCATCATGTAGATCATATATGATAATTGTTTTATATTTTCTTCTTGCAATACCTGTAATCTTTTTCTGTTTATCTCATTGTAGTACAACCACATATATGATCTTGAAGATCTTGGATATAATATCTCAGAATGATATTTCCAGTAATCATGAATTTTTATTGCAATTTCTTTTCTTGTATCTGCCAACATATATTCTTTAAAAGAATATTTACACAGATTACCATAATTGATTATCTGGCATATCATATCTGGTGTGATATCTGGTGGCAAATTGAAAGAGAGTTTTGTCTCTTCATTGCAATTATGTATAAAATCATTTGTATTCTTCACGGTATATATCCTTTCTTTCTTCATTTTCTTTTTAAGCATATTGGTATTTTAACATACTTTTTGCACCTTGTCAACGGGTGCAATGAGGGAAGTTAGTCATATTTTTATCTGGGTAGAATGTAATTTTCTTTATACTGGATTCTGTGCATTTAGAAGAGCTTTTCGTGGGGGAATTTCCATTCTATTGGTAAATTGGTATTGTTGGTAGTGGAAAGGTATAAAATTGATTTATGATCTCTCAGGTGTATTTTTTCATAGGAAATACCATTGTACTTTTTCACGTACAATATATGCTGGCGCAGATAATGGTCTTTTCAATGTAAAGTGTACCCCCTATGCGGTATGAGTGTGCGATATAGGTCATGTGTGCAATTACTTAGTGTACATTTTCAATGTTTAGATGAGAAATCTGGTACTAATTTCCATTTTATATGTTTTGGCGATAACTTGTTAGGGTACGATAGTAGAATTAAAATTTGCTCTCTCAGAGTACATTTTTTAAGGGTATAATGAAGAGATATTTTTGTCTTAGATCTAAGATGTGTTGTGGCAGATATCTGATTTGGGAATCTGCTGCATGATGGTAGGTGTTGATTATATGTGATTCTCAATGTTTAGAAGAGTATATTCGTCAAATATGGATTTTGTGGTATGTCGTGGAGAGTTGTTAGAGTAGATAGGTAAAATGGATTTATGATCTGTAGAGTGCGATTTTTTATAGGACTGTATGAAAGATAATTTTTTGCATAAAAATAATCCCTGCTTGCAAGGCTGAGTGTCTGATTGATAGATTGCTTGTGTTCACTATCTGTCACAAATCTGGTTGATAGCTCAAGGGATTCCATCTTATAAAATGTTTTGCCTTGCGAGGGATTGTTTTTATTGATACATGGAATACATTGAATGTTCTTGTTCAATGCCATATATATGATTATATCATGTAAGATATTTTATTGCAATGAGAGATTGTTAGTTGTAAAAAATATGCCCAGAGAAATTTCACTGAGCATAAATTCTGATAATGCATTTGCAGATACATTATCTGGGGTACCAACTTGAACCCATTAATATCTTTTGTTGTGTCTGTTTTGGCATAGATGCCGAGGGTTGCCTAATCTCTCAATGGAAGTATAACATGACCTGCTAAGAAATGGAAGCGTGTAAGTGATATTACCTGCGGTAGCAATGTCGAGAAGGAACGCTGACGCTTATCCTGTCTCTCCTAAACTGCGCAATAAATTGCTTGTTTATTTGGGATAAGAGAGAAGAGGTAGTTGTTATTTCCTTTAGTGTTTGTATATAGTTTGTGCAATTCATATATTTTTGTGCATATCTTTGTTGTGACCCTTCTATATGTGGTGTCATCAATTTCGTAGGCAAAATAGTTAAAGATGTAGTGATTATAAAGAGAAAGTGCCGTTTATTTTGTGCGATTAATTGTGGAGATAAAATCGGTTTCGGGCATGATTGGTCGAATTCATGCATTTTTCGGGAGTAATTTTGTGCAAAGGTTGAGAGGTAGTTTGTGTAGGGATTTACTTGGATTTGTGATTGTGCTGATGGTCAAAATCGTGCTTCGAGAAATGCTAAAAATCATGTTTCGATAAATTGTGTAAAACTGTGTAAAATCTGATGTGAAAAATATAAGGAATTACTTAGGTTTTTGAGGGCAAAACTTGCATGAAATGGCGCAAAACAAAAACGTGTCGTCGAGAGAATTGTGGAAAATAAAGGGGAAAATGGTGCTGATTTTTTGAAAAAGTGCGATTTTTGAAAGAAGGGGTTCTGAGAGCGTTGAAAAAAGAGTAGTAAAATAAACGATTCTCTCGACGACGCCTCCGAGGACATGTTTTCGATTAGCAGAAAGTGTTTATCTAAGAAAGTGTAGGAAATTGCTTTGGAAAGTGATGATTTTGTGGGCAGGGTCGAAAAATTTTTGTTGACACGGTGATTGAACACGTCTGTCTAAAATGACAGTTATTTCCAATTTTTGAAATGTAAACCAACCCCCGTTATGCTGGTTTGAGATCTTTTACAACCATATTTTTACATGGTTAAAATTGTACAAATTCATTTGAAATACTATAATTTTATCAAATGAATTTTGACAATTATTGTAAATAATTTATAGGAAGATCAGGATCAGGAGTACAGATAATTTCCAACTATTTCCACATAGTATAGGATACTACGCAATAGGGTACTGGATACCGCAACTATAATTGTTCGGCATAATGCACAAACTGTACAATATATTGTACGTGTCGTTATAGTCCGATATCGGATTACTAATAAACGACTATTTACACAACAAGTGTTGTTTATCATACACTTGTCTATTATCCAACACTTTTACATAATGTGTTGGATAGTCTATCCACGCCACCAACCCACCTATAACTTCACTCTATACCAAACCACCCACCCATAGCTTTTGCCTATACCACTTGACAGCACAGCAAAACCATGCTACACTACTAACCAAACAAGTGTTCGATGTTTGGCAGACTTCCAACACTTGCAATTACTACACAAACTAAAATATAAACTAAACAAATTAATACATAGCAATCATACAAGATCAAGCTATCAAACATATATAAATACATATAAAAGCATAACACGATAGTATATCTCATACTACCACGCAAAACTAGATCCAAACTACAACAACTATATAATTACATATACAACTATAACATATAACTATATACCATGCACCCTAAAGACACAATCAATAAATATACTACATATACATTATACTATATAAGAGTATACCTACGGCATAGACAAATGCCATACATTATACTATAAAAGATATACTTATATATTGTATTTACAATACTGTTATATACGTGTTTCTTCTATATTACAAGATCATTCTTTGCATAGTTACATTCTAAAGCATTTAAACGACTATATAAGGCTTTATGAGTGCATACGGCAGAGTAAACAGTATTATTGATCTTTGCTGGTATTATCTGTATCTATAAAACTATAGTCCAATTTGTAGCCTAAACCATTACATATTTTATTGACATCATCAAAACTTAACGACTTTTTGTTTTTTAGGATATTAGATAAATTAGCTGGGGAGATACCAATAGCCGTTGCAAGTTGTTTTTGTGTATAATTCTTTCTTAATTGCAATTCTTTAATGGTTGCGATTAATTGAGTATTATCTATATATATCATATATGTTTTACCTTCCTTTACTTTTTATATTATTAAGTGTATAAAAATAATTTTAAAAAAGATTAAATAAATACTTGACAAATCAAGTAAAAACTTGATATAATAATAACTGTCAAAAGGATACAAGATATAAATCAAGTATCTAATTGATATTATATCATAATTTGATTTTAAAACAAATCAAAAAATAAATCAAATAAATGCTTGACAAATCAAGTAAATACATGATATAATATAAACAAGTTAAGAGAGATATATAAAAAACAAACCACATTGAGTTGTCGGTAGTTTTCAAAAATCAATCAATTAACGATCACTTACAAACCAGCTCGAAAGGATGGCAAACAAAAGTAAATCTTAAAAATAAATAAAACGGTTGTACATGATGAAATGTACATAAGGATAATGAAAAAAGGCTTATAAGTGCTGGTAACACCTACAAGCCCATTAAGTATAAAATACTTAGTTCTAGACAATCTAAGTATAACATATCTTAAAAAGTTTTGTCAATTCTGATAAAACAAAATTCATTTTAAAGTGGCAGACACAATTCAATAGTTTTTTGTCTTGTATGATGATACAAGTTGAACCCTAGATAATATGCAAGTAATGTTGCAAGGGTTTAACGCAAAGACACTTGATGAGTAGAAGCCGTGTGGCAGAGTAGGGAATAAACCGTAATCAAAGGATTAACACATACAAGAAGCAAAAGACAACTTATATATTTGTAATATATAAGGGCAGACATAACATTGAACGGATCTAAACTTAAGGGTATCATTTTTTGATACTCTGTTTTTTTGAATAAAACATCAAAGACAAAGATTAACAATGAATCAATCAGTAATTTACTGATTAAGATTTCATAATTCTTTTGTAGGTCGATGATGGGCTATAAATAACACTTTGCTTAGTATGTACGCTTTACGCTATGCCACTGTCTAAGATACAGTTGTTTATAGTCATTCATGAACTTATAACTGAATTAAAATCTCAAAAGAGTAAAGGAGTAAAGATGATTACATTATATAAAGATGAAAATAAAAATAATAAAATTAAAGAAACAATTGCTTCTTTAAGGAAAACACAATTACCATTATCTTTTAAATATTATTCAGTAGATGAAAAAATTGATTATATTTTTACTAAATATAATCTTGATTCTAGGGAAATGGCAAGAAAAGTCACATGGGTTTTAATAGGTGATTGTAAAAGACAATCTGATATTTGTTGTATGTTGGGTGAAGAATACGCAATGTACAATGCATAATTTATAGGTAGAATACAAGACACAACAAGAGTTGTGTCTTTAATTGTACTTATAAACAAAATCCCGCTTTTATAGAAATGTAAGTCGGGTATTTCAAGAAAGAAGGTATTATCATGAACACGAACACAAATAAAGATGGTTTTACAGCATGGGTTACAAACTTAGGGAAATACAATGAAGGAGAAATCATTGATAAAGCTGTAAATTTCCCACTTGCTGATGAAGATGAAATCAAGAACATCTTAAAAGAAATCGGTATCAATGCAAAATATGAAGAATACTTTGTTGCTGATTATGATGCAGAGTTTGATACAACGGACTTAGGAGAATACACACCACTTTCAAGACTCCAGGAAATTGGAGAACGGTATTCAGAACTTTCAGATGAAGAAAGAACGGTATTTAATGAAATTAGTTCAGAAACATCAACTTTAGATGAAGCCTTTGACATTGTAGAAGATGGTAACTATATCATCTATTCAGATTGCGACAGCATGAAAGACGTTGCTTATCAGTATGTTGATAATACTGGACTACTCGAAAACATTTCAACGAGTGTATCAAATTATTTTGATTATGAAAAATACGGTCGTGAAATGGATATTCGTGGTTGGTATGTTGATTCTAAAGCATTTAACGGCTACATTTCAATTTTAAATTAAGGAGGTATATTATGAACTATTATGATTTAGATGGAATTCAGACAGAAATCAAAAAACAGATCGAAAGAACAAAGTGTTTAATTGAAAAATGGGAGAAAGTTACATATCCAACCAAAAAAGATGGTGCACCATTCAAAAATATGTCAAAGAATTTTGACGGAGCTACATATACGGCAAAAGATCATAGTGCAGAATTATCAATCTGCGGATGGTCTGAATTTAGCGGTTATGAACATGATTCTATTTTCTGTCATGAAACAAAATACGATCACAGACAATATACAACCATCCTTGATGACGTAAATCAGATTAAAGAAAAGATCAATAATAGGATTGACGATTTAAAAGACAATCTTGTTTCATTAGAAAAACAGTTAGAAGTATCTAAAAAAGCATATACAGAATTCCAGGAAGTATATGACAATATGAGAAATCAGCTAAAAAAATTAACTGGTTGTGAAAATGAAAAGTATGAAAATACTTTATTCCATGCAATCTATGGAACTATTGTTAAGTCATTTTAAATTAGATAAAAGGAGTGTTTGAATTATGGAACAATATTTATATGCTGATGAATATGATGACAATGAGATTAAAATTCTAACGGTTGGACAACTGTTAGAATTTTTTAATAAATCGGATGATAAAAAGAACGGTTCAAGTTTAGATGATTATATTAAAGACAATATAAGAATGGATCTTATTGAACCGTTTTGTCCACATAAAGAAGCAGAAACGGTTGTTTGTGATTTACAGCCATTAGCAAAACAGTATATCTTGCAAGAAGCTGAGAAGGTTTTTAATGGTATGCCGTGGGTAGATACTCAAGAAGAACTGGATAATGTATATCATGAGAAAATCAAGAACTTATATGATACGGTTGATTTTTCAGAGTTTGTGGCGTATTTATAGATTGAATATTATAGACAAGTCAAAACACGACTTGTCTATTTTGTTGAACCTATAAAGCAATAAAGTCCCGTAAAGGGCAGAAAGAAGGATATTCTGACAAAATATAGAGTGATTTTCGGTTACTTTAGCGAACTTGTAGAAGTTGAAGAACCTACAACGGATTATGATGCGATCTTAGATCTTGCGATCGATCAACTAGAATCTGATGGAAATATGGGTGTATTTGCTTCAGATGAAGATATAGAACGTGATGGGATCACTGATGATATGTACATTACTGGTGGAAATCACGGACTCAACTTATATCATGGTGGTAATTTTATGATAGAAAGAGTTGACGAGTAAAGAAAGAAGGAAGGAAGAACAATGGAAAAAACACAATTACATAAACCAACTATAACAGATATAGCCGTTGCGATTGTAGGAATTGCAATGGCTATTATTACATTTATCAAGATCCCGCAAGCTTTTATATTAGAAGCGTTGTTGGTAATGATTACCGCTGTCTATATGCTTGCTTGCGTTGGATTTTTTGATGATGATACAGATACAGAATAAGAAAGAAGGTAAATGATTATGAATTTTGAAAAATATAGAGAACTTGACACAATTAAATTACATGGGATTTCTGCTGACATATTTCAAGAGAATGAACATGGAGAACTTATTGATCCTTTACGTGGAAAAGATGCAGACTGGTTAACGGGAAAATCCACATTAGCAAAAGCGGAAAATTTCAATTTTGAACAATTCGTTCTTAATGAAATCAATCAGCATTTTATTAACAATTTAGAAGCAAAAGATATTTGTATTTGTGGTAGTTGCTTTTCTTTTTGGAAACAAGAAGATGATGATGGTTTAGAAGATGATAATGGAAAATATTTTGTATCCTATGCCGTTAGTATCACAATTAATGGAAAATACATAGATGAAGAAGATTTATACGAACTATTTCCGAATTTTGAATATTAAGAAAGAAGGTAAACACACAATGAGAACAAAACAGAACAAAACAATCAAGATCCTATTAGCTGTAACACTCATGTTTACGGCTTTTTTAATCTTTGGAAATACTGTACACGCAAAGACAAAAAGAAGCACGTACAGAACGATAAACGGCATTTATAACAGTGACGGCACAATTGATACGGCAGATGGCTATTGCTGGAAAGTACGCAAGGAATCATATGCCTATCCAGAGACTACCGTTGTAACTGTAAAATTCAATACTCACGGCACTAGAAACAAGCTCGATGATAGTATTGCAAAGATCACAGCAAAGAATAAAAATATCCAGCTTGTAAACGATTATATACGTAGAAATTACGATCTAAACGCCTATAAGGTAAAGTATATCAGCACTGGAAAACTAACGCCTAAAATGATCCGTGAACGTGCCACACGGCATACAATTTATGTGGAAATTATTAAAAGTGTTTCTGCTGGTGGTAAGCATGGAACATATGGAAAAAACTACTACATTGCGTATAACAAGCGTGTACGCAAGGGCAAACACGTAACAAGTTATTGCATATGGAATCCTTGCAATAGCTACTGTGATGATGTAGAAGCCGTGGCAGACAATGGAAAAATCAGATAGAAAGAAGGTGTGGAAATTATGAAAGATTATAGAACGATTATTGATAGTGATACAGTAGAAATGTTTTGCACGACTTTAAATAATTACTTAGAAGATAGTTTTGAAGGTTGTATGCTGGATAACTATTTCTTTGATATTGGAAATAGTAACATGAGATGGGGCAGAGTCAAACTAAGAAAGTACGTGATGATCTTAGAAAAGGGCTTGAATGAATGGTCTAGTGTCAACGAACTGTACATGACAGACAGCTATGAGAAATATAAAGAACTCTATGATGCTTATTATAAGGATCGTGAAGAGTATGAGAAAGAAGAATTAGAAACGGCATAGAATAGGAGTGTTGGAAGATGAAAGAAAGAGAATTAAAGACGGCACAGAAGTTCGGCATTTTAAATAAATGTCAAGCATTGGAAAAAGAACTCTTACAAATTGACAGAGTTGAAAAGATAGAATTTGATCTTGATGGATTTTATAGCAACATATATCAAGTTATTATCTTAGCAACATACGATATTTCAATTACTTTAGAAAATTATTTTAAAGCACGGAAAGAAGTTGTAAACAATGTTGTCAAGGTTGCTGGAAATTATGGATTGACAAGAACAGAAGATTCTATCGAGGACTATGGAACGTCATTTTATTTTGTGTTTCGTTGTTCTAAAGAATGGAAAAATAAAGAAAATTAAAAAGCAAAGGAGTGTATATCAAATGGAAATTTTAAAGATGACAAAAACAAACATGGTAGTGATACAGACAATCGAAAAGGAAGAACGTAACACTTTTGATATTGGAAAAATCAAAGTCGCAGCCTTGCCACCGATCGCAAAGAAAGATCTTATCGCAGAACTTAAAAGCAAAGGGTTCTGCGATGGAATGATTCATACAGCTTTACAATGTAAGTTAGAAGATCTGAACGGATATGTGAACGTGTGGAAATATGTAGCATATATCTTAGCTGTAGAACTGATGGAAAGATTATAGAAGGAAGGTGGAAATTATGATAGTAAGAAATGAATATCCTGACGGTAGAACGGAAATTTTCTGTGATACACCTGACGAGTATAACGACTTATGTTGTGAATACGATCTTGAAGATTGCGGTAACAGTGGAAAATACGTTGGATCTAGTTGGTCACACGATGATAAGAACAACGTAGATGTTTATTATAAATAGAAAGTAGGTGGAAAGAATGAGTCGCAGAACGACTATGGAAGCATTAGCGTGTCACATTGAACGAAAGTACAACACACTGTACTACACGGAAAATCCTCCGAACGCTGGAATTGATGATAGCTTACATGGTTATAAATATTTCTTGCTATTCAAGAACACGTTCGGAATTTTTCAGAAATATAAAACGCAAGAAGAAGCAATTAATGGCATGACGGAAATTTTAAAAGAAGATCCGTCAAAACTTATTTAGTTACATAGCCAATTAAAGGCTTTTACTACTCATGATGATATGAGTATACACCCTAACGGAAATACTGGACTATTGAAGCTAATAGTTACTTTAAATGAACGGAAAGACTGTACTACTGATTGCTAGTAGTGACGTATTGGAACGGAAAAACGGTGGCGTATGGTAGATAAAAGAGTGCTTTTATCGGTGGGTTCGATTCCTATCCCGTCACTTTTCACGATGGAAATTATCGTGTATAATAAAGGAAAACTATTAATATTTAAAGTCCTGATAGGCAGAAAGAAGGAAATTATGTACGAGTTCAAAGAACTGATCTTGCCTGAACATTTTAGACACGCCTCATACGGTGGATTTTGTGTAAAACCTGGAATGTTTTATGGTGTAGAGAAAGAAACTGGGAAATTAGTGGCTACAACGGGCTGGAACGTAAACGGATTAACAAACATTTATATTCAACACGAGCCAAAGTCACAATGGAATAACGACTTGTGGGAAGATCTTTACGATGACTACGGAAAACCTTTAATCACGATTGAAGAGAACGATTTGCAACGGATTAGTGATAAGGTTAAAGATTTTCAGAAAACGGCAATGGATTTTGAAACGTGGGCAGACGAAAACGGATATGATGATGAAAGCTGGGATGAAGATCAAATAGAATCAGCATACGATAGTTATTATTTTATGGGATATCCTGAATTTGTGATCCAGCTTTTAAAAGAACATTGGGATTTAGAAAATTATGAAGAATAGGAAGGTGGAAATTATGAAATCATATAAAGAGTACGAAAGAGAGTTTATTGGAGATAGTGATATTGCGGCTTTAATTTTTGTAGGCACAACAAAAGACGGATTGAAGGCGAATATCTTAAATTTTGGCTGTGATGGAAGATATAATGCTTATATTGTGGATGAGAATGCAAAGATCGGAGATCACTATACCTTAGAGATGGAATTTGAAACATCATCAGGATTCAGGGCATGGCTCAAAATCTATGACGATGTAGGATTGATGGCAGATTATAAGGCAGACAAAATTAGAGTATATCGTGCTGGAGATTTTGGTTGCATTATTCAGCTTATCGGAAAGAAAGAATAACGGAAAATTTAATATAAGAACAAAGTAATCTAGGAAGATGCAGAAATGTATCTTCCTTTTTTAATGGAAAGATATGAGGTGGAAATTATGAACAAATATAGAGATTATTATAGTGCAATTGTAGAAACAGAAAACGGATTAGATATTGATGTTTTGGAATTAGTTGATTGTGAGTTAGAACGACAGAAATATGGAGAACAACCAATCGTCGGAATGATTGCAAGTGATATTATCAATGAATTCAAAGAACATCAATTTACATGGCGTGACATTGTAGAGGTTCATGGAAAATATTATGCAGAGGAGTTCCAGATTAGCGGTATCATGGATTGTTCTGACGCATATCAGATTGATGATTTTTTAGATGCTGTAGCTGAAAAATACAATGTTGATCTTAGAAAAGAACAAATTAAAACTTATGTGATGGATAATATTGACTTCAATCCTGAGGAAGTAGAATTCGAGGCAGAGGATTGTGGTTGCTATATTGATGGAAAACCTGAATGGTTTGATATAGAAGAATAGAGGTGGAAATTATGGTATGGAATCATATTAAATTTGAAGATGGATCTAATCCATATATTTGTAAAACTGATAAAGAGCTGGAAAGAATGAAACGGAAATATGACCTTGTGCAGCTTGACGGAAATTTTTGGTTAGCAAAAGATCATAAGGCAAAAGCAGACTTAGGTGGATTAATGTTTTAAAGATTAGGAGGAATGAATATGCAG